AAAAGAATATAAAAAACAACACGCACATGAATGGTTCTCAGAATCTATAACTAATGTGGATGAATTAAAAATTACTGAGGATAATAGCGAATGGGAAGAGAGTAGTAGTATTTCACCTACAATAGAAATAGACAATGACGAAGAATAAAATGTTCAAGCAGATGCTTGATAGTATAACAAGTGCTAAAGATGAACCTTTACATTTAAATAGTAGGGTACTTCTTATAGACTCAATGAATACATTTCTTAGGAGTTTTGCCATGATTAACCATATGAATCCTAGTGGAGCCCACATCGGTGGGCTCACTGGGTTTCTAAAATCAATTGGTTTTGCTATTAGGCATATTAAACCTACTAGAGTAATTTTAATATTTGATGGAACTGGCAGTACTACTAATAAAAAGAATTTATTTTCTGATTATAAAGCTCATAGAAATATCCAACGTATAACTAACTGGGATGGATTTAATAATAAAGATGATGAATCGGAATCAATTGAAAACCAACTAGTACGTTTAGTTCAATATTTAAGATGTTTACCTGTTGGATTATTATCTATTGATAAAGTAGAAGCAGATGATGTTATAGGTTATATAACTAAAAGAGCTGAAAATGAAGTTCACATCATGTCAGCCGATCAAGATTTTTTACAATTAGTAACTCCTAAAATAACAGTATATTCTCCTATAAAGAAAAAGTTTTATACACCTAAATTAGTTAAAGAAGAATATGGTTTAGAAGCATATAATTATCTTAACCAAAAAATATTAATGGGTGATAATTCAGATAATATACCTGGAGTTAAAGGATTAGGTCCTAAGAAATTATTTAAATTATTTCCTGAATTAGAAGGTAGTGATCCAATTACTTTAAAAACTATCTTAGAAAAATCTAAAGAATCAGTTGATAAACATGGTTTATATGGTGATATTGTCAACTTTGAAAAACAATTACTTATAAATCAAGAATTAATGGATTTATCAAATCCAGATATGCCTGAGAATAGTATTGTTGAAATAAATGAAGTGATAAATAATGAACCTAATAAATTAGATAAATTGCATTTTCTAAAATTATATAACGAAGATAGGCTTGGCAATTCAATACCTAATGTAGAGATTTGGCTTTCCGAAATTTTTGGTTATCTTCAATCATATAAAATAAAATAAGTTATGACAACATTTAGTAAGTTAAATCAATATGGTTTGAATTTTCAAACCAAGGTAATTAGCTCGCTTTTAAAAAATAAAAAATTTCTACTTAATATTAGAGATGTAGTCACACCAGATTATTTTGATAATCAAGCACATCAGTGGTTAGTAGAAACTATTACTAAATATTTTGATAAATGGCATGCTACTCCTACACTTGATACACTTCATATTGAGGTAAAGAAAATTGAAAATGAAGTATTAAAAACAACAGTAGTAGAACAACTTAAAGAAGCATATAAAGTTTCAAATGAAGATGCTGAGTATGTAGAGAGTGAATTTAGTAATTTCTGTAAAAACCAACAGTTAAAAAAAGCACTATTAACATCAGTTGATCTATTACAATCAGGAATGTATGATGATATTAGAGCACTAGTAGACAATGCTTTAAAAGCAGGAATGGATAAAAATTTAGGTCACGAGTATGAAAAAGATGTTGAAGATAGATATCGTGAAGAATATAGAAATCCAATTGCTACACCTTGGCCTGTTATAAATGGTTTATTACAAGGTGGTTTAGGTGGAGGAGATTTAGGATTAATATTTGGAGGTCCTGGTGGTGGTAAAAGTTGGTCATTGATTGCTCTAGGAGCAGCTGCTGTACAAGCTGGTTTTAATGTTAACCATTATACACTTGAATTAAGTGAAGCCTATGTTGGTAAAAGATATGATGCTTGTTTCACTAACATATCAGTTAATACGATTCAAGAACATAGAAAAGCCGTTGAATCGGTTATTACTAATTTACCTGGTAGGTTGGTAATTAAAGAATATCCGATGGGTAAAGCGACTGTAAGTACTATTGAATCACATATTCAAAAGTGTAGAGATTTAGATCAATCACCTGATTTAATTCTTATAGATTATATTGATTTATTACGTGCTGATAGAGTAAGTAAAGAACGTAAAGAAGAAATTGACGATGTATATGTAGCTACTAAAGGTTTAGCACGTGAATTAAATTTACCAATTTGGTCTGTTAGCCAAGTTAATAGAGCTGGCGCTAACGATAATATTATTGAAGGTGATAAAGCAGCAGGTTCATATAATAAAATGATGATTACTGATTTTGCATTATCACTATCACGTCGACGTCAGGATAAAGCAGGCGGTACAGGTAGATTCCATGTTATGAAAAATAGATATGGAATGGATGGAGTAACATATTCAGCTGTCATAGACACATCTACAGGTCATATACATATTGATAATAATGAACTAGATGAAGAAACACTTGAACGTGAAAAACCAACTAAACTAAATGAAAATTTTGACTCATTAGATCGTGACATCTTGAAGAAAAAGTTTTTCGAACTTAACAATAATAGCTAATCCAATCATATTTATACCCATGAGTACAGTTGTATTAGTTTCATGTTCTGCCGGTAAAGAAGAAAAATCAATGCCCGCTGAAAAACTATATAATTCTGATTTGTTTAAAAAACAATTAGAGTATGCTAAAAAATTAGCACCTTCAAATAACATATATATTATATCTGCTAAATATCATTTAGTACCACTAAATAAAACCATAGCACCTTATAATCTAACATTAAAAGACATGCCAGCACCTGATCGTGAAGCATGGTCAGAAATTGTTAAAAAACAATTAGAACAAAAAGGTTATAATCTCCAAAAAGACAAGTTTGTTTTTTTAGCAGGAAAAGCCTATCGTCAATATTTAGAACCCCAAATGAAAAATGTTAGTGTTCCATTTGAGGGATTACGTATAGGACAACAAAAGAAAGCTTTGTTACAAAAGCTTAAAGAAGCAGTTATAAAATTAACAAGATATATAATCAAGGAAGTAAAAAAACTTTATAAAAATGGAGTTCTCTAAAAAACGTATTGAAGAATTAATGGACCAATATATTCAAGACAATGAAGATTTTGGTGACTATAATGAATCGCCTTTAATCAGTGAAGTGTTTAATAGTTTTAAACCAATACTTTTAGAGACAACAAGTAATAAAGTTTCAACTTTAATTCTTCAAGAACATATTAATGGACTACAAGGTATTTCAAAAGATATTTTTGAAGATTTTGTTTTGTATATCAACATGACTGAACTAGACAGTCGATTACTTTAAAGATTTATCATAAAAAAAGAATAGCCATTTAGGTGGCATGACATCATACACTTAACTATTAAACATATAACAAAAAATGGACGTAACACAAAGTATCCTATCAGAAATTACTACTTACATGAAATATGCTAAGTATGTTCCTGAGAAGAAAAGAAGAGAAACATGGGAAGAGTTAGTAACTCGAAATAAAGAAATGCATCAATTGAAATTCCCACAATTGAAAGATGAAATTGAAAACGCTTATAAATTAGTATATGATAAAAAAGTTTTACCATCAATGCGTTCGTTACAGTTCGCAGGTAAACCCATTGAGCTTAATAATGCTCGTATATTTAACTGTTCTTTTCTTCCTTTGGATGATTGGAGAGCATTTAGTGAAATAATGTTCTTGTTACTAAGTGGTTGTGGAGTAGGATATAGTGTACAAATACATCATATAGAACAATTACCTGAGATTAAAATACCAACTAAACATAAAAGATATTTAGTAGGTGATAGTATTGAAGGATGGGCTGATGCTGTTAGAATGCTTTGTAAAGCTTACTTTACAGGAGCTGCTTTACCTACATTTGATTTTAGAGACATCAGAGCTAAAGGAGCTCAGTTAATCACTGTAGGTGGAAAAGCACCTGGTCCAGAACCATTAAAAGAGTGTTTATTTAATCTACAAAAAGTATTTGAACGTAAGAAAAATGGTGATAAACTAACATCAGTAGAAGCTCATGATATGGCTTGCCATATTGCCGATGCTGTATTATCAGGTGGTATTAGAAGAGCAGCATTAATTTCATTATTTAATCTTGATGATGAAGATATGTTGACTTGTAAGTTTGGAACTTGGTGGGAAGAAAATCCACAACGTGGTCGTGCTAATAATTCTGCCGTTGTATTACGTCACAAGATCACAGAAGAAGAATTCCGTAAACTATGGAAGAAAATTGAATTAAGCGGCAGTGGTGAACCCGGTATTTATTTTAGCAATGACAAAGAATGGGGGACAAATCCATGTTGTGAAATTGCTTTACGTCCTTTCCAATTCTGTAATTTATGTGAAGTAAATGTTTCAAACATTGAATCACAAGAAGACTTAAACGAAAGAGTACGTGTAGGTGCTTTTATAGGTACACTACAAGCAGCATATACTGATTTTCATTATTTAAGAGATGTATGGCAGAAAACAACTGAAAAAGAAGCTCTATTAGGAGTAGGAATGACAGGTATTGGCTCTGGAGTTATTTTAAATTATGATTTAAAGAAAGCAGCTGACTTAGCCAAAGAAGAAAATACTCGTGTTGCTGATATTATTAAAGTAAATAAAGCATCTCGTGTAACTACAGTTAAACCATCCGGTACTAGTTCATTAGTATTAGGAACGGCATCCGGAATTCATGCTTGGCATAATGACTACTATATTCGTAGAATTAGAGTAGGTAAAAACGAAGCAATATATTCTTACCTTGCAATCAATCATCCTGAATTAGTAGAAGATGATTTCTTCAAACCAACAATTCAAGCTGTAATTTCAGTACCTCAAAGAGCACCAGAAGGATCTATTTTAAGAACTGAAAATGTAATTGATATGCTCGAACGTACTAAGAGATTTAATGTACAGTGGGTTAAAAAAGGTCATCGTAAAGGAGCTAATACAAATAACGTATCAGCTACAGTATCAATTCAAGAAGGTGAGTGGGAAGCAGTAGGTAATTGGATGTGGGAAAATAAAGAAACATTTAATGGCCTATCAGTATTACCTTATTTTGGAGGTAGTTATACTCAAGCTCCATTTGAAGACATTACTAAAGAACAATTCGATGAAATGGCTACTCATTTGCATAATATTGATTTAAGTCAAATTATTGAATTTAGTGATGATACTGCATTAATGGATCAAGCAGCATGTGCCGGAGGTGCCTGTGAAATAGTATAATATGAAACATGAATTTATTAAGAATATCCATTATTATGTAGAGGGTACTAAAGTAATATTCACTGAAGCATATCATATTCAAAGAGGAGAATGCTGTGGAAATAAATGTTTACACTGTCCATTTATTCCTAAACACCAAAAAGACAGTACACAAATAGATGAAAAATTTTTGACCAAAACAGATTAATTATATTTAATTATTAATAAAGGTTATGATAAAACATTCCAAAGAAACGGTTAATAGGGAAATAGCTAAACTACAACCCCTCAAATATAACCAGTTTTTCTGGTGGAGAAAATTTAAAGAGAAGTCTCCATTATCATCCAAAGATGCTATGCACGCTAGGATTGATAATGGGGACTTCGATTTTTCTTCTTATTATTGGCAGGCACAATACGCAATCCATGAAATGGAAGAAAAAACAAATCATATTGATGATCCTGCTAATAGACATGAGGCTCAAACTATATATAGAGAACGTTGGAGACGATTAATGAATGATTTTGAAAAAGATGAACCTCAACGTTTAGAAAATTATGTTAAGTCTATAACTAGTATATTTGAAATAGAAAAAGAAGAATTAGAAAGAAAAATGGAAGATTTCGAGGGTACCTTAAAAGAATTATATACCTTAATAAAATCAAATTATGGTTTTAGAACCAAACAAAAACGTGGAAGACCTAAAAAAATATAATATATGAGTAAGTTTCAATCAACAAAACTATTTGACGGATTTAGCTGTGTGTTTCGTCAATGGAAAGCAGAAGGTACACACTGTAAATTTTTACACGGTTATGGAGTATCGTTTAGAGTATGGTTTGAAGGTGAATTAGATGAAAAAAATTGGGTTTGGGATTTTGGAGGTATGAAACGTGCTAAAGGTACTATTGATGGTAAGAATCCTAAAGAATGGATGGACTATATGTTTGATCACACTACAATCATTGCAGAAGATGATCCTGGATTAGCTGGATTCAAAACAATGAACCAACTAGAAATAATCCAACTTAGAGTAATCCCAGCTGTTGGAGCGGAGCAATTTGCTAAGTACATTTTCGAAAAATTAAATACATTTATTCAAGAAGAAACAAGCGGTAGAGTTAAAGTTGTGAGAGTAGAATTTATGGAACACAACAAAAATACTGCTATATATGAGTAAAAATAAAAAACTAAAAAAGAATATTGTTTCTAAAAAAGAAGAATTAATTGAACCACCTACATATACTGAAGGACACTGGGAAGACGAATTTGATTATTGGTATAATTATCCACCATCAAGTAATACAGGTAAATGGTGGATTGCTATTCAGTTAGAAAAATTAAAGAAAAAATTAAAGATTAATTAATGAAAGTATCACATGAATTGCCTCTTAGTTTAATGCAATATGCTTATAAATGGAATGATTATGATTATTGTCTTCCTCACTTAATAGATGAATCAACACGTTATAAATTATTTTTTCAAAAAGCTAGAGTAGATAATAGATTCATTATTATGGATAATGGACTATTTGAAGGAGTAGATCATACAATAGCAGATTTATTAGAAAAAATTAATCTTATTCGTCCTAACATATTCATTGTCCCTGATGCTTGGAATGACTCAACTACAACTGTCAGAAGTGCAAAGCATTGGATGATGAATTATAGTGATAAATTAAGTGAAATTGATGTTAATTTAATGGCGGTATGTCAAGGAGAAACAATAGGTGAATTAATAGTTACATATCAAATGTTAGTTGATTTAGGTTATAAACATATAGCATTTAATCATTCTAGTATTGCTTATCAAAAAGAATATGAAGATAATAATTTATCACCATTAAAATCATCAATGTATGGTAGAATGGAATTAATTAGAAAATTAGTACAATCTAATACTATTAGAGAATCATATTATCATCACTTATTAGGATGTTCTTTACCTCAAGAATTTATGGCTTATGATGATTGGAAATTTATTAAATCAGTAGATACATCGAATCCAATTTTAGTTGGAGCTGAAGGGGTAAGATATAGTGATAGTGGTATAAATTGGAAACCTAAAGAAAAATTAGCTTATTACTTTGAAAAAGACTTAACTGACCGATTTGAAGATATTAAGTTTAACGTAGATAAATTTAAACAATATATAAAATGAAAAAACAAGCAGTATTAAGTCTATCCGGTGGAATGGATAGCAGTTCATTATTGCTTCATCTACTTGCCAATGGCTATGAAGTAACAGCTCTAGGATTCGATTATGGTCAAAAACATAAAGTAGAATTAGAACGAGCTAAATCATTAGTAGAATATTTAAATTCTAAAGGACAAAAAGTTACTCATCAAATTATTAAATTAGATGGTTTATCAAAACTACTTAATTCAGCGTTAGTTGAAGGAGGTTGGGACGTACCTGAAGGGCATTATGAACAAGACAACATGAAAGATACTGTTGTTCCTAATCGTAATAAGATTTTTGCTTCAATTATTCAAGCAGTAGCACTTTCAATTGCAACTAAACCTATTACAGATGATTGTAGTATAGGTCAAGAAGTAGTTATTGCAATGGGAATTCATGCTGGTGATCATGCAATTTATCCTGATTGTAGACAAGAATTTAGAGATGCTGATTTTGAAGCATTCAAACAAGGTAATTGGAATTCAGGATTAGTAACAATGTATACTCCATATCTTGAAGTAAATAAATTTGATATTCTGGAGGATGGATTGAAATGCTGTGAAGTATTAGGTTTAGATTTTGATGAAGTATATAAGCGTACAAATACATCTTATAAACCAATAGGAATAATAGGAGCACTTGATACCGAAATTACTTGGTATTCAGATTATAAATCAGCAGCATCAGTAGAACGTATTGAAGCATTTATTAAACTAGGTCGTCCTGATCCTGTAGCATATGCTGATGAAAATGGACCTGTAAGTTGGGAAGTAGCTAAATCAGCTGTAGAAAAAGTATTGAACGAATATAATAAATAAAAACAATGCAAACCAGTTATATATTAAGTTTTATAGGTGTTATGATAGCTATGATAATAGCTGATATTTGTTGGACTTATTACTTTATTAAAGTAGAAGAACGTAAACCTTTAGCGGCTGGTATGTGGTCATCTTTAATTATAGTAGCTAGTGCTTTTACAACTACTAGTTATGTTCAAGATAGATCATTAATATTAGCAGCTATATTAGGTGCATTTATTGGTACAGCAAGTACTGTTTATTTTAAATACAAAAAATGATTCATGATTTTCAACATATATTAGGATTATGTGCTGATTCAAAAACACATTTAAACATATTGGGGTTTCTTTTGGAACCCCAACTTTTTCAAACTATATTTAATTACATAAAAACATGGAGGATTTAACCAATGAAGTGTCTTAAAAATCTAAAAACAGGAACCATTATTCGTATTGATGATTTTAAAGCGAATAATATGGTAGGTAAAGAATGGGCTTTCACATCGAAAGAAGAGTGGAAAAAAACAATTAATAAACCTGAGCCCATAGTAGAAACTAAAGTAGAAGAAACTACTATTTCTGAAAAACAATTAAAACGTAAGAAAAAATGAGTAAAATAGATCCTAAAAAACTATTAATAAGCTCTGACTTCTACTCTGTCCAAGGTGAGGGTATTTCATCAGGAGTACCTTCATACTTTGTTCGTTTAGGTATTTGTAATCTAACTTGTGGTATGAGTAGAGCATTTGCAAATCAATTAGCTAAAGATAAAACATTAGAAGACGGTGATATATTCATTGGTGATCTTGTATTAGAAGGTAAAGCAACTTGGACTTGTGATTCAACAACTCAATGGTTATGGAGAGGAGTAGATCAAGAATTTGATTATCTTATTAAACGTTGGAAAGATGAAGGTGTTTATGATGATATTTTAAAAGGTGATATTCACGTTATTTGGACAGGTGGTGAACCTACAATTAAAGGTCATCAACAAGCAATTGTTAACTTCACTAATTATTGGTTAAGTAAACATCTTGATCATACTGTTAGTCCATTTTATGAAATAGAAACAAATGGTACTGTTGTAATTGATGAACCATTATTTAAAATGCTTGATCAAATTAACTGCTCACCTAAATTGTCTAATTCAGGTATGGACGCTAAGCAACGTATTATACCTGCGGCTATTAAGCGTATCATGGAACATAAAAATTATCAATTTAAATTTGTTATATCCAATGAAGAAGATGTTCAAGAATTATTTCGTGACTTTGTTGTACCATTTAGCATACCACTTAAAAATGTAGTTTGTATGCCTGGTCTAGATGATGTTAAGGATTTTGAAGAACGTACTCAGTTTTGTTTAGAGATGGCTAAGAAATATAGGTTTAGAGGATTAACTAGACTACATATTGCAGCTTGGAATAAAACACTAAATGTATAATATGAAAAGAATACCGACATTAATCGTAAAATGGCTTGCTAATAAACTAGGGTATAAAGTTGTAATGCTCAAAGCAGCAAAGGGAATAACAACAATTGAAGGTGATAAAGAATTACTTCAATATGTAGACGTAACTGGTTATTTCTTTAAAAAAGAACCACTTAGAAGAACATTTCCTAAAGTTGTAGAACCTGAACCTATTAAGCCATTAACACCTGAGCAACTTAAAGAATTAGGACTATAAAACATTAAATGTATGATGATAATTAATTTAATATTAGGTTTAATAGTAGCGGCAGGAGTACCATTAGGTTTATTATGGTTAGCTATTAAGTTTGCTGATAGGCAAGATAAAAAACAATAAAATGAATATAACAATAACTCCTGATCATGTATATACAGTTGTAGCTTTATTGCTTATGGGACTGCAAGTTTATCAATATAGACAATTAGAAAAATCAAAAAGAGAAATACAACAACTATGGGATCAAATATCTACATTTAATACTATGGTTGCTTTAAAACTTTTGGAAACTCAGCAAGAAATTATTAACTTAAAAGAAAATAATAATGATGGAAAATAAAAGAAGAACAATAGCTGATATTGAAGCACTAGAAACAGCTAAAGCTGGTTTTGCTAATGGTATATCATTACAATTAAAATCACGTATTGAGGATGGTTATCATCGTTCGCTTACTGATGAAGAAAAATGGTTTATTGTAGGTGAAGCTGAGAAAGCATATGGTAGCTTTCTTGATGCCTTAGGTGTTGATTGGAGAAATGATCCAAACAGTATGGAAACACCTCGTCGTGTAGCTAAAGCATATGTATTTGATTTATGGAAGGGTAGATATGAATTACCAACTGATATTACATCATTTCCAAGTGATGGATATGAAGGAATTGTATTAGAAAGAGATATACCAATTGTTAGTATGTGTTCACACCATCATCAAGCTATTCTAGGTAAAGCACACGTTGCTTATATACCAGGTAAAGAAGGTAAAGTAGTTGGTTTAAGTAAATTAAATCGTATTGTAGAACATTTTGCTCGTAGAGGTGCTATTCAGGAACAACTTACAGTTGCTATTCATAATGCTGTTGATACAGTTTGTGAAGATAATGTTGGTGTGATGGTATTAGTACATTCATTTCATAATTGTGTTAGTTGTAGAGGTGTTAAACACTTTGGCGCTAGTATGGTTACAAGTGAAGTAAGTGGAGTATTTGCTGACCATACAAGAACAGCTAAAGCTGAAGTATTAGAAATGCTTAAATTAGGAATGGAAGGATATAGATAATGGAAAAAATATATTTAACTTGGAAAGATATTGAGGATGCTATTGAGAGTCTAGCTTATCAAATTAAAAATAGTGATGAATCTTTAGAGGCAATAACTGGATTACCTAGAGGAGGACTCATCCCAGCAGTATTACTTTCTCATAAACTCAATTTACCATATGTTAACATAACAGATGACTGTGAAAAATATGATAGTATTTTAGTTATAGATGATATATGTGACTCAGGAGAAACTCTTAAACAATATCATCAATTATTTTCTACAGCTACTATTCATTATAAACAATTAGCTTTAGTTAAACCTGATTTTTATTATAGTTTAGCTCCCGATGATAAATGGATAGTTTATCCATGGGAACAAAAAGACTCACAAACAATACCAGATTATGCAACAAAAAGAATCAAAAACAAATTGGCATTTTAATATTAGCTTACTAAAATCATGCCTTCGAATAGTAGCAGGTGTTGCTATGATTAAAGGTGAATTTACACCAGCCGGAGTAGTGCTTATATTAGCAGAAATACTTGGAGTTATAGAAGAATTTTAATAAATTTAATATATGTTAAACGCAAAACAAATAGTAGATGAAGGTTTACTTCTTCTAGAATATACAAAAGGCAAACCAGCACAAGTTGGTTATGATTTATCTCTTAAAGCAGTACAACGGATAGGTATTAGTGTTGAGGGTATGGCTAATGCTACTTATTCTGATAATAAAATTGGTAAAGTTTTAAAAGATAAAACTGAATTAACTACTTATACTTCTATTGATCCTATTAATTTAGATGGAGCTAGAGGTTGGTTATTATATGAAGGTGTATATGATATTACCTTTAATGAAGGATGTAATATACCTGATAATAGAGTAGCGTTTATTAAACAACGTTCATCATTATATCGCAACGGTGCTATAATTAATAGTCCTGTATTTGATCCTGGATTTAAAACAGATAATATGGGTACATTGCTCTATGTACATGAAACAATATTCATTGAACAAGATGCTAGAGTAGCACAAATCTATTTTCATGAATGTGTATCTGCTGAAATGTATGATGGACAGTGGCAAGGTGATAAACAACGTAGTTCTCTTTAATTTGTATATATTTATATAAAACATATATTTATTATGGAAGGATTTGATCCAAAACAAGAATCTAAAGGTGTAGGCGACACAATAGCTAAAGTAACTAATTTTTTAGGTATTGATAAATTAGCGGATGCTGTGGCTAAATTAGCAGGAGCTGAAGGATGTGGATGTAATGAACGTAGACAAATGCTAAATGAGTTATTTTCTTATGAAGGAAAAACTAGAAAAGTTAAAGTATTACAACAATTTAATTGGCATGGTACTGAATATTTTGAAGGACAAGTTGTAGAAGTAAATAAAACACATCCATTAGTTAGTGGTATAATAGTTTTAGCTAAAGATAAAATGTTAGAAGAGTTATGAAATTAGATAAATTTTTTAAACTTAAAAATGATTTAGAAACGTTTAACTTTGAGAAAAATTTCAATCCTCTAAGTAAGACACTTTACTATTTTTCATTTTTAGGAAACATATTTTTAATTCTATTTAGTTACTTTTTCATTAAAAATGTAACAGATAGCATTCCTCAACTATTCCCAGGACAAGGAGTATTTTTTTCTATATTTGTTATCTTGTTTATGACAGGATATGAATTGTTTAAACGGTTTGCTTTTGAACAACTTACATCTACTATTTTACGTGTTCGTAAACTAACAATTAATATAGTATTAGGTATATTAGTATCTTTAGCTCTAGTAACAGGTTCATTTTATTTATCACTTAATGGCGCTCATAGATTAATTGATACTAGTGAAGTAATTGAAAATAAATTAGATACAACAGTAAGTAATGTATCTGATTCTATATCGAATATCTACCAACAAAGAATCGCTTTAAAAGAACAACAAATACAAGCCATCAATACTAACGATGATGATGGAGTGTTAAGTAAACGTCAGTTAAATACTATTAAAGCGTTAGAAGCTGATGTTAAAACATATGAAACCGAAAGAGATAATCGTATAACTCAATTTGAAGAAAAAACAGGTAAAAAATTAAATAAACAAGAAGACAGAATACAACAGAATAGTTTCGCATTCGCTATAATGGTTCTTTTTCTTGAGTTTATTATATTAATAGGAGTAGCATTTGATGCTTATTATACTTGGACTTCATTTTCTGAAATGAAAAGTTTATTAGCAACACCTAAATTTAAACAATTAGAAACAAATTTAAGATTGTTAAAATTATATTTCCAAAACGGAAGAAAAAAAGAACAAGATTTAGTTATATCTCGTTCTAAATTAACTAGTTTAGCTTTTTCTTCTAATCTATCATGTAATCAAAAAGATATTCAAGCTTTTATAGTATTATGTTCTGAACTTGAAGTTACAATTGGAGATAGAAGAAAAAAAGTTTATAATATGAGCTATGAAAAAGCTAAAAATTTAATTGAAACCCAAGAAATTTAAGTTATATTTAAAATAAGTTATGGAAACAATTTTTATATCGATAGCGAGTTATCGCGATCCTGAGTTATTACCTACATTAAGAGACTGTATAGCAAACGCTAAACAAGCGGAAAGAATCACATTTGGAATATGTAGACAATTCCATCCAGATGATAAATTTGACGTCTTAGATGAATTTAAAGACGATCCTAGATTTAAAGTTATTAATGTACCATTTGAACATTCTAAAGGTACCTGTTGGGCTAGAAATATGATTCAAGAATTATGGGATGGTGAAACATATTATATGCAATTAGATTCACATCATCGTTTTTCTAAACACTGGGATGTTACTCTAGTTAAAATGTTTAAACAATTAAAAAAATTAGGCCATAAAAAACCACTATTAACAGCTTATCTACCTAGTTTCTTCCCAGATAATGATCCAGGAGGCAGAATGGAAGATTGCTGGAATTTAGAGTTTGATAGATTTTTACCTGAAGGACCTATTTTTATTAAACCACATTCTATTGAGAATTGGAAAGAACTTAAATCACCACTTCCTGCTAGATTTTTATCTGGTCATTTTATTTTTACTTTAGGAAAATGGGCTAAAGAAGTAAAATATGATCCATATTATTATTTCCATGGTGAAGAACCATCATTAGCGGTTAGATCATTTACATACGGATATGATTTATTTCAACCACATATACCAGTTATATGGCATGAGTACACTAGAAATGGTAAAGTAAAACAATGGGATGATGATAAAGATTGGAATGCTAAAAATAAAACATCATATTCTAGATATAGAGCTTTACATGGAATGGGAAATGTAATTGAAGATACACTTATTGATTTAGAAAAATATGGATTTGGAAAAACACGTACTTTAGAAGAATATGAACGATATATAGGAGTAAAATTTTCAACAAGACAAGTACATAGACATACATCTGAATATAAATTACTTCCTGTACCACAAGAAAATTTTGAAGAAAATTTAGTTAGTAGAATTAAAGTTTGTATTGATATTTGGAAAGGAGCTTTAACTGAAACTGATTATCAATTTGTAGTTTTAGCTACACTAGATGAAAATGGAAATGACTTATTTAGACAAGATGCTGATGGTAATGAAATCTATTCTCTCATAAACTCAGATCCACAAGATCAGTTTATTCATATTTGGAGAGAATATGATGATAATAAATTACCAGCACAATGGAGAGCATGGCCGTATAGTGAATCAAAAGGATGGATGGAAAGAATAGATCAAATTATACAATATGAATAAAAAAGAAACAATACTGGTACATCTACCAGCTTATAGAGATCCGGAATTAATCCCAACAATTAAAGATGCTTTAGATAAAGCTAAATATCCTAAACGTATCCACTTTGGAATATGTAGACAATTCCATCCAGAAGATGGTTTTGATAATTTGGATGAATTTAGGAAAGATAAACGTTTTCATATTATGGATGTTCCATATGATAAAGCAGAAGGTTTACCTTGGGCTAGAGCTCAAATAAATGAAAAATTATTAACAAATCAAGATTATATTTGTCAATTAGATTCACATCATAGATTTGCTCAAGATTGGGATGTTACTTTAATTGATATGCATAATGGGTTAGAGAAAAAAGGTTATAAACCAATTTTAGCCGCTTATTTACCTCTATATGATCCATTTAACGACCCAGCAGGAAGAGCTGATGTACCTTGGCAACAACAGTTTGTTTGTTTTTATCCACATGGTACTATATTTATTCGTCCAGGATTACTTACAGGATGGCAAAATATGACTGAACCTCCATTTAGTAGATTCTTATCAGGACATTTTTGTTTCGCTCGTTCATCATGGGCTAAAGAAATTAGACATGATCCAGATATTTACTTTAGTGGTGAAGAAATTAACTTAACAGTTAGATCTTATACACATGGATATGATTTATTCCATCCTCATAAAATGGTAGTTTGGCACTCAACAATGAGAGAAGAAAGAGCAGGTATGTTAAAGTGGGATGATGATGCTAAATTAGGAGTAGATTGGTGGAATAAACAAGATTACGCTCGTAAAAAAATTAGAACATTATTTAGAGTAGAAGACAATCCAGAAATTGATTTAACAGGATATGATTTAGGAACTGTTAGAACAATAGCTGATTATGAAGCATATGCTGGCGTTGATTTTAAAACTAAATCTGTACAAAAATATACTATTGAAAATGGATATCCACCTACACCTGTTGATAGTCCATGGTCTAAATCATTTTATCATTTAGTTACAGTTTATAGACGTGATTTACCTGAAAGTGATTATGATTCAATACTGATAGCATTTGATGATAAAGACGGAATTGGAATTCATTCTAAATTTATTGAAGGTTCTGAATTAGAAAATTTCTTAAAAGATAATGGACCTATTCATTATGAAGAATATTTCCAGTATTTTGATAAAGAACCAACTAGAATGGTAGCTTGGGCCCATAGTAAAGAAAGAGGATGGGTTGAAAGAATTGAACACAGTATTGATTAAAAATTATGAAAAAGAGAGCATTAATTACAGGTATAACAGGACAAGATGGTTCATATTTAACTGAATTTTTATTGTCAAAAGATTATGAAGTATTTGGAGCTATTAGAAGACATTCTTCTAATGATTTAGATAAATCAAGAATAGGTCATTTATTAAATGATATTAATTTAGAATACGCTGATTTAACTGATTTAAGTTCACTTCAAAAAATTATACTTGATAGTAAACCTCATGAAATATATAATTTAGGAGCTCAATCTCATGTTAAAGTAAGTTATGAGAATCCTATTTATACAGCTAATGTTGTAGCTATTGGAGTTTTAAATCTACTTGAAGCAGCTAGAAACTATAGTCCATACTCAAAAATATATCAAGCCGGTACATCAGAAATGTTTGGTAATTCTATAGATAAAGACGGTTTCCAAAGAGAAACAACCATATTCAAACCAGCTAATCCTTACGCTGTAGCTAAAGTATTTGCTCATCAAATATGTTCTAATTATAGAAATGCTTATAAAATGCATATTAGTAATGGAATATTATTTAATCATGAGTCACCTAGAAGAGGAGAGACATTTGTAACAGCTAAAGTAGTAAAAGGAGCAGTTAAGATTTATAAAGGATTAGAAAATGAATTAAAATTAGGTACATTAGATACTTATAGAGATTGGGGACATGCTAAAGATTATACTAGAGCTATGTGGATGATATTACAAGAAAATGAACCTGATGATTATATTTGCTCCACTGGAGTTACTAAAAGTATTAAAGATTTATGTGAGTATGTATTTAATAAATTAGAATTAGACTACACTAAACATGTTATTATAGATCCTAATTTTGTTAGACCAGAAGAAACATTACATCTTAAAGGAGACTCATCCAAATTAAAAAACAAAACAGGATGGACTCCAGAGTATAGTTTTGAAACATTAATGGATGAAATGATTGAATACTATTTAAATAAAATATAATAATGTCTGGGAAAATTTTTAATATACATTTAGGACCAATCACTCCAAAAACAAGATTTTTACCTTTTTTAGAAACACATGCTTCTACTTTAGATAGATATGTTCATGTAGTTGACAATTATGAATTTTTTGAACCTTATAAAGATAAAACTATAATAATTGATATAAATAAGTATCGAGAAAACCATCCATGGAGTAAAGATAAAGAAATATTATATAGTGAAAAAGATCCACTTTTATTCGTTAAGAATTTTAGAGAATTTTGTTTTGATGAAAAAAATTATTATCCTTTAGATTTAATGAGAGCGGCGTTTTTGCATTTTTATGAAAATGATATTTTAAATTTTGCTTTTATAGCCACTAATGCTGTTATGACAAATGATAATACACTTCTTGATGAATATTTTGATAAAAAACCTCCAGGGTCATTTTATTTACTTAACTTTAATGATTCACCAAGACCATTTCAATTAGACCAATTTATACGTAAAGGAATAAAAGAAAAATATCCATTTTTAAAATTAACTGGTCAGTACAATTATTTTGATGGATGGAATATCTCTTTTCATTTTAAAAATAAAGAAGATTTACTTTTATTTTATAATATATGGGATGATGTTTTACGATTATATTATAATAGTCCTGATGCAAAACATCTGTTAGGAACTACCGCTGGTTATACTCAATACGAAGCTGTAATAGGATATGTGATTAAAATATTTAATGACACTTTTAATTATGAAATAGGTAGTATTCTAGATCAGTGGTCAAATGGTACAACAGGAAAATATATTTGTAGAATTCATGATACTTTTTTATGGCATGGTGGTGGAACAGTTAGGTTTGCTGATCGATATGGATTTATAAATAATAAAGATATAAACACAGTAGAAGATTTTATAAAAATTAATAAAGAAGCTCTTACAAAATTTTATTACGAATCTAATCTTGATTTTAAAATAACAGATGAAACAGTATTTTTAAAACTTAAATAAATAATATGATAAACGTTTTTAGACTTTATGATCCTATTTTACAAAAAGTAAGAATAGGAAACAATTGGGATGGTGGATATGTTGTTGCTCTTCAATCTTTAGGTAGAAGTAGTGCTCTATTTAGTTATGGAGTTGGTACAGATATTTCTTTTGAAAAAGCATATGTTGATGCTACTAATAGAGAAGCATTTTGTTTTGATCACACTATTGAAAATTTTGTAGTTGATGAACCATACCAAAATAAAATAACATACCTTAAAGAAGGCATTTCAGGAATAAAAACAGATGTTACAAACAACTTTATAGAACATTATAAAGAAAGAGGAATGACAGAAAGAGTTTTATTTAAAGCAGATGTGGAAGGTGCCGAAATAGAATTTATATTAAATACAGATATAAGTGAATTAGCTCGTATAACAACTGGTCTTGTATTTGAATTTCATTATTTACAAGATCCAACACGACGAGAAGAAACATTTGAGTGTTTAAAAAAACTTAATGAGCACTTCTTATTATGTCATGTACATGGAAATAATTATGCTAATAACTTTGTCTATGATGAGGTACAACCAAATAACTATATTAAATCATACTCAGTTCCAGAAGTGATAGAATTAACTTTTGTGAATAAAGATTTAGTTCCATATGTTAAAGTAGATACTAAACCATATCCTAGTGAATTTCTAGATAGAAAAAATGAATTATCAAAACCAGAATTAGATTTAAGTTTTTTAAAATTAATATAAAATGATTTATATATCATTAACAACTGTTCCTGATAGGATGAATTTTGAATATTCATCTAGAATAAATTTATTATCTTTATTAAATCAAAAAACAGATAAAGAATATAAAGTATTATATAATGTTCCTTCAATTTATAGAGTGAAAGGAGAAGAAATTATCATACCAGAATGGGTAATAGAATTACAAAGTCAAAATGATAAACTTATAATCAACAGAACAAAAGATTATGGTCCTGTAACAAAAATAGTGGGTTGCTTATTATATACAGCAGATCCAGATGATGTGTTGATTGTAGTTGACGATGATCATGAGTACCATGAAGAAATGTTAGAATATCATTTATATAAATTAAATCAATATCCAAACAGTGCTATTGCTTTTAGAGGTGATAGACTTTGTGAAAAAAGAGAATGGACTGAAGACGGAATTCAGAAATATAATTTTGTCCAAGCTGTTGATAATTTTCCTGTAAAACATGATTTAAATTTAGCTATAACAGGACATTGGCATTCTGTAGGTTATAAAAGATCATTTTTTAAAGATGATTTTTTAGATGAAAGTTTTCTATTAGATAATCACTGGTCAGATGATATTATAATAGCGTATTATGTAGCTAAAAATAAGTTAGAAATAAAATGTGCAGCGTGGGATAAAGAAACAGATTGGAGACTAGTAAATTATGATGGTAGACCTTGTAATTCATTTCCAGTAGTTAATACTTTACCTTTTAATAATGCGGGATGTTTTGTTTTAAGAAATATAACCGGTACACATATTAACGATCAAGCAACTTACCCTCAAGATTGGGTTAATTGTATACTTGATTATTACTCAGGAAAAATTCACACAAATGGCTAATATATCGTTTTACGGATCACACAATGCGGCGTTAGTAATAGAAGACAATGGAGAAATACTTTGTGTTTTAGAAACTGAAAGATTTACCAATTCAAAAAATGGAGGAATAGCTCAGTATAAAACAGTAAAAGATATTCATTTAACTATGGAAAATATAGTTGACTGGATACAAAGAACATACAATATAAAAGAATTTGAAAACTGTATAGTCAATTCAGTTACAGTTAATATGTGGGGTGAAACATATGATTTACATAAAATGATACCCCATAAAAATACTGTTTTAGTTAACCATCATGAAGCCCATGCCGCGGGAGCTTTTTATCAATCACCTTTTGAAGAAGCATTAATATTTTCTTTTGATGGAGGAGGAAATGATGGAAAATTTAATATATATAAAGCCACTAGAGAAGAAGGACCTATATTATTAGAAAGTGTATCAAATCCTCAACTCAAAAATGATCATATTAAATATGATTTAGGTTTTCCTTATGCTACATTTGGTGATTTTTTTGAAGACATCGGAAAAGAACCAATAGTAGATGGTAATTTAGTATACCCAGGAAAAATAATGGGACTATGTTCTTATGGAACTGTCCATGAAGATTGGATTCCGTATTTTATAGACTATTATAAAGAAAACGCTGCCTCAGGAGAATATATGGAGGCTATACAACGATTAATAGGAGATAAAATAGGTGTTAAATTTGATATCAACAATAGATTAACAGGTCAAATAGCATATGATGTAGCAGCTACAACTCAGAGAGCATTTGAAGAATGTTTTTTTGAAATAGCTAATCCATATTTAGAAAAATATCCAAATTTACCTATATGTGTAGCTGGAGGATGTGGTTTAAATATTATATTAAATACAAGGATAAAAAAAGAAACAAATAGAGAAGTATTTGTAGGACCAAATCCTAACGATTGCGGTCTAGCATCAGGATTACTTTTACAATTCTTAAAACCAAAAACACCTGTTGACTTGACCTATAAAGGGATACCTATTTTAGATTATAATAGTTTAGCTGAATATTTCTTTTTTGGATGTGGTAATTTAATTAGAAAAATTTCTGATCATGTTCCTGATGATTATCATTTTAGTTCCTTTATAACTGTAAAAGAGGTTATAACAGAACTCAAAGAAGGAAAAATCATAGGTGTAGTTAGAGGAGGAGCAGAACATGGACCTAGAGCTTTAGGTAATAGAAGTATTATATGTAATCCATCTATTCCTAATATGAAAGATATATTAAACTCAAAAGTAAAAAACAGAGAATGGTATCGCCCGTTCGCACCAGTGGTTAGATTAGAAGATGTGTCTAAATACTTTGAATGGGAAGGTGAATCTAGATGGATGAGTTTTTGCCCTGTAGTTAGAGAAGAATGGAGAGAAAAATTAGCTGCTGTAACACATGTTGATAACACAGCTAGAGTACAAACGGTAACTAGAGAACAAAATGAGTGGTTATATGATTTAATTACAGAATTTGAAAAAGAAACAGGAATAGGTGTTTTATTAAATACATCTTTTAACGTTAATGGTAAACCTATATTATCAACATTAAAAGACGCATTTCATATATTTCATAATACTCAATTGGACAGATTGATAATAGAAAATTATTACTTTATTAAATAAATAAAAATGTATTCTAACAAAGAAACAGTTATAGCAATTTATGGTTCTCATAACGCCACAGTTAGTTTAGCTATAGACGGTGAAATCAAAGAAGTTATAGAAATAGAAAGATTAGTAGGTAAGAAAAATGCGTCATTATTTTTCTACCCACCAACATTAATAAAAAATCCAGAGTCTACTCTTAATTGGATACAAAATTATTTTAATAAAAAATATAATGTAACTAATTATGATTATTGTTACATTGATGTTGTTGATTTAGATATGATTAAAAGAGTATTTCCTTCTAAAGAATATATTCAAACTCAACATCATGTTAATCATGCTAATAGTTCATTTTATCAATCTAACCATAAAGAAGCATTAATTTTATCTTTTGATGGTGGAGGAAATGATGGATGGTTTGTTCTATTCCATGCTAAAAGAGGTGAAACTCCTAAAGTTTTACATAATGAAAATGTTAACTTTGGAGTTTGTTACTCAATGGTAGGCCATTATATAAATGAATTAAAACATGAAAAAGATTATTTAATTGGTAATTTAGTTTACGCTGGTAAATTAATGGGTTTAGCAGGGTATGGAAAGATTAGACATGAGTGGTTAGATGAGTTTGAAAAGTGGTATGATTTGCCTACAGGTCTTGATCATATAAATTTAATAAAAGATATGTTTGATCGTTTAGGTATTAAACTAGAAGAAAATGGTTTAGCATCTAAAGAAGATAGTAGAGATTTAGCTGCTACTAATCAATATGCTTTTGAACAAAACACAATTAAACGAATTCAATCTTATCTTGATCAATATCCTCATTTACCTCTTCATATTACTGGAGGAGGAGGTTTAAATATATTATTTAATACTCGTTTAGGAAATGAAAGAGAAGTTTTTGTATCTCCTAATCCAAGCGATTGTGGCTTATCAGTTGGTATGTTATGTGGTCATATTAAACCAGAAAATGCAATTGATATAACATACGCTGGACCTGAAGTATTTGATAAAGATTCTCTATTAGATTATATTGAGCCTTATGAAACAACAAGAGATATTGATGTTATAATTAATGATTTAAATAAAGGAAAAATTATAGGTGTAGTTAGAGGTGGAGCAGAACATGGACCTAGAGCTTTAGGTAATAGAAGCATCATTTGTAACCCATCATTTCCAGAAATAAAAGATATTCTTAACGCTAAAGTAAAACACAGAGAATGGTATCGTCCATTTGCTCCTGTAGTTAGATTAGAAGACGTTAATGAGTATTTTGAGCTCGATAAAGAAAGCAGATGGATGAATTACTGTCCTAAAGTAAAACCAGAATATAAAGAAAAACTATCCGCTATAACTCATATAGATGGAACAGCTAGAGTACAAACAGTAACTAGGGAACAAAATGAGTGGTTATATGATTTATTAACTAAATTTAAAGAAAAAACAGGTATTGGAGTACTTTTAAATACATCATTCAATATAGATGGTAAACCAATATTAAATACTTATAAAGACGCTTTTTTAGTTTTTAACACAAGTGATATGGATGGATTAATATTAGATGGTAATTATATCAATAAAGCTAATTCTATTGAAAAACCCAAATTAGATTCTAAACTAACAGTTGTAACTGGATTATGGGATTTGAACAGACCAGGTAGAGATTTTAATGCTTATTTAGAACAATTTGAAAAATTATTAGATATAGATTGTAATTTATATATCTACATTCAAAAAGAATATGAACATATAGTTTGGAAAAAAAGACAAAAACATAATACTGCTGTTAGAGTATATGAATTAAGTGATATAAAGGATATGTATGGTAGTTTTTGGGATAAAACTCAAGAAATAAGAACTAATCCTGAATGGTATAATAAAACTGGTGAAAATGGATGGTTGAAAAATAGTCCTCAAGCTACACTTGAGTATTATAATCCTATAGTAATGTCTAAATTTTCTATGCTTCATAATGTAACTATATGGGACCCATTTGAATCAGATTATTTCGTATGGTTAGATGCAGGAATTACATTTAGTGTTTATGAAAAGTATTTTACAGAACATAAAGTACTAGATAAAATGATTCCTCATTTAGATTCATTTTTATTTTTAAGCTACCCATATGATGCTACAGATGAAATTCATGGATTTGATTATCAAGCTATGAATAGATTAGCTGGTGAAACTGTAAAATATGTTTGTAGAGGAGGATTATTTGGTGGACGTAAAGATATTATAAAACAAGGAAATAATACTTATTGGCACTTAGTTAATAATACCTTAAATCAAGGGTATATGGGTACTGAAGAAAGTATATTTACTCTTATGGCTTATAATGAGCCTGAAATATATAGAAGATATGTTTTAGACGGTAATGGATTAATTGTAAAATTCACCCAAGCATTATGTGATAATCAAATAGAGTTAGAACCTATCCCTGAGCAACGTATATCTTTTATACCTAAAAACTTAGACACATCTAAATTAAAAACATCATTGTATATGCTTACCTTTAACTTCCCAGAACAGGTAAGACATACTTTAGAAACATATAAACAACATCCAGGCTGGTTAGATAAAACAAGAAAAATATTAATTGATAATTCTAATAAACCTGAAGCTATAGAAGGTAATAAACTCATATGTGAAGAATATGGAATGGAACATATTATAACAGGTGAAAATTTAGGTATCAATAGAGGTAGATTATTAGCAGCTGAACATTTTCAAGAATCAGATAGTGATTATTATATCTTTTTAGAAGATGATATGGGGATATATGAATCTAATAATGAGTTTTGCAGAAATGGATTTAGAAAATACATACCTGATCTATTTACAAAAATTCATAAAGTAATGTTAAAAGAAGAATTTGATTTTCTTAAATTATCTTTTACAGAAGTATACATGGATAATCAAATTCAATGTTCTTGGTATAATGTGCCTCAAACTACTAGAAATGAAGTATGGCCTAATTATAATAAATTACCTAAAACTGGTTTAGATCCAAATTGCCCTAGAACTAAATTTAATAAAATAGATACTCTTGAAGATATATCATATATTGATGGTGAAGTATATTATTGTAATTGGCCTATGATAGTTAGTAAAGCAGGTAACCAAAAAATGTTTTTAAATACAAAATGGGACAATCCTTATGAACAAACATGGATGAGTTATATGTTTATGGAAACAATAAAAAATAATCTAAAACCAGCTGTATTATTATTATCTCCTGTAAATCATAATAGAATAAATCATTACAATGCTAATGAACGCAGAGAGAATTAATATTTATTAACATAATAAATACAATAATTTTATGCCTATTACTAGACGTTTATATGAAAAAGCTAACTCAAGAATAAGTATTTCCAACCAACCTGAATTTCCAATCCAGCAAGCTTATACAGCTACTGTGAGAAACGCGTATCCTAGCGCTTCTTTAACAGAAGCTTGGGGAACTTATACTGCTAATTATATTAAATCAAAAGGATATAATCCTAAAAATACACTTTATGCTTTAGGAATTTGCGCGGATGATGTAGATGCTTTCACAAATAATGGAAACATTGGACAATTTCCTTCATCTATGCAATCTTTTCTTGGACCATTTATGTCAGGTGGTTTAGCTGGTTATCCATTTGTTGGAAGTATTGGATTTGGTGCTTTTGCAAGTCATATTACAGACACAGGAACTTTATTTATTTCAAGCACACCACACATTGGTATTACATCTGATGGTCAAATTGGTAGACAATATAGAAGAGGTCAATCAAGTACAACAGCCAGTACCAACTGTGGAGCAGTTCATGGCGCTGTAGGATTAGTATCATCAAATCCAAATTCTCCATCACAATCAAATGCACCATATAATAATGGAAATTATGAATTATGGAAATTAGCTAATATAGTTTATAATTATTCATCTTCATTTAATGGTTCAGAAGGTAGAAATATATTAACAGCAACAACGTATATCCAAGATGAGGGATTAAATTATATTTTTAATAACTCTTCCTCATTTCATGATGCTGCTACTGGTAGTGATGTATTCTTATTGGGTGGAGTTTTTATTAATACAGATGATAAATATCAATCATATATTGATGTAGATTATTTTGCCAAATACACAGCAATTGGATCAGGGAGTTGGGAAGATTTAACCACAGAATATCGTGATGGTTTACTTGCCCTACGTGATAATTCAGTAAAGGTTTCAAGAGCTTATAGTCAAGAATTATCATTTCCTATTAGTAATACAAGCTTACATATAAGATTTGAAGATACTGTTAATAATAATGGAATACAAACTTTAAATACACAATATACAAGTACTACAGTACATAATATTGATCAATTAGTGAATTTATTTAATAACAATGCTAGTTTTAACCAATACGGTGTTTATTCAAAAAGTGATCGTAATAATAAATTAGTATTAACTATGACAGATTCTTATAGGTATACATATTTAGAAGGTAATATCGGATTATTATCATTAAATGTTTTTAATGATTAAATGTAAAAATAATATATAAATTTAAGTTTGGCGTCCTCGGACGCCTTACTTATTTTTAATATATGTTTCAAGCTATACACTACGACTTTAAAAATAAAACATGTCATTTAAGAGATGATAAACAAGGATGGATGAGTTTTGAATACTATCCAACTTACTATAAACTTGATCCTAACGGAAAATATGAAACGTTAGATGGTAAACGAGTATCTCCTACTCAAAAATGTGACAAAAATGAACCACTAACATATTATGAAATAGATATACCTATGGAAACTAGGGTATTAGTTGACGCTTATAAAGATTTAGATGAAGCGCCTCAATACCATAACACAGTGTTTCTAGATATCGAGTGTGAAATTGGAGGAGCACTAACAACTGATTATATTAAATCAGCTCCAATGAAAATAACATCTATAGCTTTATATGATGTTACACTTAAAAAATATTATTGTTTAGTTTTAGATGAGAAAAAACAATTAAATGATATTAAAGAAAATAACAAAGAAATTATTTCCTGTTCTACAGAATTTGATCTATTATCTAAATTCATCAGTATATGGCTTGATTCTGATCCTACTATTGTCAGTGGCTGGAATAGTGAGTTTTTTGATATACCTTATCTTTATCATAGGATTTGCAGGGTATTGGGTGAAGAGAAAGCTAAGGAATTATCACCGTTAGGTATTGTTTATGTAAAAGATTTCTTTAATAAGAGTGCTCAATCAACAGAATCCACAGTTAATATAGCAGGTGTTAACCATCTTGACTATATGTTGTTGCATAAGAAGTATATTATGAAACAAGAGTCATCTTATAAATTAGGTGATATAGGAGAGAAATATGTTAAGTTAGGTAAAATAGAATATGAAGGATCACTTGATAAATTATTTAAAGATGATGTTCATAAATTTATAGAATATAATTTACGTGATGTTGAGATATTAATTGAATTAGATAAAAAATTACAGTTTATAGATTTAACAGTTAATATATGTCATTTATGTCATGTACCATATGAAAACATATATTACTCAACAGCATTAAATGAGGGAGCTATTTTAACCTATCTAAAAAGAAAAGATATAGTTTCACCTAACAAACCAACTACATATAACCCAGCATTAAAAGAAGCTAATGAAGAATATGCTGGTGGTTATCTTAAAGACCCAGTACCTGGTTTATATGAATGGGTATCTGACTTAGACTTTACTTCACTATATCCATCTATTATTCGTAATTTAAATATGGGTTTAGAAACATTAGTTGGTAGAATACAAAATAGAAATAAGTATGATAACCAATGGGGATTAGGTGATTTAAAAGCAATGGATGGAGAAGAAGAAATACCTATCGAAAAAGTAACACCAGAGAGAAGAGTTAAATTAACTTATATAAAAGTAAAAGATTTAATAGCATTAGTTGAAAATAATAAATTAATAATATCTGCTAATGGTACTCTATTTAGAAAAGATAAATCAAGTATTGTAGTGGAAATATTAAACGATTGGTTTAATAAAAGAAAACAATATAAAGACCTAATGAAAACCGCTTTTAAGGCAGGTGATATAGCTAAAGGAGAACATTATAATCGCTTACAACATACCTTTAAAATTAAATTAAACGATGTATACGGAGTATTTGCTCAGAATGGATGGAGATATAGTGACGGTAATTTATTTATTAGTAAAGCAATCACCCTCACAGGTCAACGTTTGGACCAGGAATCAATTAACTTTGTCAATAGAGAAGTTAGCACAGAGTTAGGAGTAGAAAAAGATTATGTGATAACAGCAGACACAGATAGTTTATTCTTTGAATTAAAAGATTTAATATTAAAACGAAAACCAGATATTAATATTAATAATAGAGAAGAAGTAGTACCTATTGCTCTTGAAATAACTAAAGATTATCAAGATAAAACAAAACCATTCTTACAAAATTTATGTAAAGATTTATTTAATATTGATAATGAATATTTTGAATTAAAACAAGAGGTTGTTCTTGAACGAGGTTACTTTGCAGGTAAAAGAAGATACGCTCAATTTATTGTTAATAAAGAAGGTGTACCAACTGAAGAATTAGATATTAAAGGAATGGATGTAATGAAATCAAATATGAATCCATTATATAGAAAGTTTGGTGAAGGTATTTTATTAGATATAATGTATGGTAAAACTAAAAATGAAATTGATAAGAAAATTATTGACTTTAAAAAGTCATTAGATGCTGTACCTATTAAAAATATAGCCAAACCAACTGGAGTTAGAAACATTAAAAAATATATAGCCTCACCTCCACAATCAGGACAAATATTTTCTAAATTAGAACTTAAATGTCCTATTAATACTAAAGCGGCTATATGGTATAATGATTTATTACGTTTTAAAAAACTAGATAAAAAGTATTCATGTTTTACTGAAGGTGATAAAATGTATTATGTCCAATTAAAGGATAATCCATATAAAATAGAAGTATTAGGATTTACAGGTAACGACCCAGAGTTTATAACTGAGTTTATTACTAAATTTATTGATAAAGAAGAAGGATTTAATTCAACACTATTAAATAAATTACAAGGCATATATGGAGATTTGAAATGGTCATTTCCAAGTTTAAATGCTTATGTAAATAAGTTTTTTAGTTTTTAATAACCCAAATAAAGATATTATATTAATTATATGTATTTAATAAAAGGTTTTATATTTGGTTTATTAGCTCAAATTATTACATTTCTTCAATTACAAGGACAAATGAAATATGAATTTTTAAAAAATAACATACTGCTCACAGCAGCAATGGGTATTCCTATCTCATTATTATTTATGTTTTCAGTCCGCAATCTAGTAACAGCTTATAATGGTGAGATATGGCCATCACGATTAATAGGATTTGGAATTGGAGTAATAACATTTGCTCTTATGTCTCATTACTTATTTAAAGAACCATTAACAACTAAAACACTTATTTGTTTAAGCCTAGGAGTTATTATAATTTTAATTCAAATATTTTGGAAATAATATGAACAAACAAACTTTAGTATCAACTATCGACAAGTATTATCTAAATGGAACTGTAGAGTCAGTTAAATGGGTTATTAAAGATAAAAACATGACTGTTGATTTTATCACTCCATTTAAAAATTTAGTAGGTAAAGTAATCAGCCCTAATATTGATTTAGAAGACAGTGAAATAGGAATATATAATACTAGTCAATTTTATAAGTTAGTCAAGATAATGGATAATTATATAGTTTTAAAACTAAATAAAAGCGAACGTGGTACACCACTTGAACTAACTATAGCAGATAATCAATATGACTTAAATTATTACTTATCAGATCTTAATTTAATCGAAACTATACCTACCATTAATGAACCAGAAACATATGATGCTAGTTTAAATATTGATTCTAGTTTTATAACTACATTTGCTAATGCTAAAAAAGCATTAGGTGATGTAAAACAATTTACTGTTAAATCTGAATATGATAAAGAAAATGGAACTGGTTTATTAATAACCATAGGTGAAGGAAATGGTTATGCTAATAAAATCAAATTTAAAACACCATGTGAGTCATTACTTGGTCTAAATGAAATGCCATTTCCGGCTGATGTTATGAATGAAGTATTAAAAGCTAATGAAGAAGCAAATAGCGGCACTATAGAAATTAGTCAAGAGGGATTAATGAAATTAACATTTAAAGAAGATTCTATAGAATCTACTTATTATCTAGTTCGTCTTTCTACAAACTAATATATTTATAAACACAAGCAGAGGCACGGTAGGTCTCTTAGTTATGAATAATTAATAACCGCTCACCTTCGGGGAGCATAAAACACAGGAGGTTTAAAATGACACATTTATCTCATTGGACAACAGATCCAATCGACATCTTTTGGAAGAATTTTTTCGACCAAAACAGCAAATTTCAAAATACAATTGATACTAAAATCAACTATCCAGTTGATATTTACGAAACAGAAAACGGGTTACGATTTGAGCTCGCAGTAGTTGGTCTAGACAAAGAAGATCTAGATATACAAACAGAATCAGATACATTAAGGATTAAACACGAAAAAAAGGAAAGTGATATTTCACCTGAGGCTTACTATCAAAAAGGTATAGCTAGGCGTTCATTTGACTTAGCGTGGAAGATATCTTCAAAACTTGATTTAAGCAAATTAGATGCTTCATTAGATAAAGGATTATTAGTTATTGATATTCCTTATTCAGCTGATAAAGCACCTAAAAAAGTTGAAATCAAAATCAATTCCAAAACCTTATTACAAGGATAAATAAAACGAGACCTACCAAAACTCTGTTATGCCAATACCAACTCAGTTTATTTCATTTCAAGATAAACTTTTTATTTTAAAACGTCGTGTTATAGACGATCCTAAATACACAGGCGAACCATTAGATATTATGATGAAATGGTTAGGATCAAATAAAGTTTTAAGAAAAGATGGTTATTTATTTTTTCTAGAAGAAATAGAAGAAGCTGAAGTGCTTGGCTACTATACAAAAAATTAGTATATTAATTAAAATAAAGTATTATGAGTAATTTAAAACCATTAAATGGAAACATTGTTATTAAGCCATTAGAAGAACAAGAAATGACTTATGGCAATATCGTAATTCCCGATATGGGAAAAGAAAAACCAGAAGTAGGACAGATAATTTCAGTGAGTGATACTTACAATTGGCATACAGGTGAGTATGTTAAAAGTAAACTCAAACCTGGACAAACAGTATTGATACCTAAAATGGGAGCAGTATCATTTGGATTAGACGGAGAAGATTATTATATAACTAAAGAATCAGAAATATTAGCAGTTTATGAGTAAAATAATAGAATATAACCAAGACGCAAGACAAAAATTAGCTGATGGAGCTAAAAAATTATCCGACGCTGTTTCATCAACATTAGGTCCATTTGGTCGTAATGTTATTATTGAGAAAACAAATGAGTTACCTCAATCAACTAAGGATGGAGTTACTGTAGCTAAATCAATTACTTTAAAAGATCCAATTGAAAATATTGGCGCTGAAATTGTTAAACAAGCAGCTATTAAAGCAGCGAATACAGCTGGTGATGGTACAACAACTACTACTTTATTAGCTTATAATTTAATAAATGAAGGTTTAAGTAGTGTTAGAGCAGGTTCAAACGCTGTTGAAATTAAAAAAGGTATTGATGCTGCTGTTAAACAAGTAGTTAGTGCTTTAAAAGAAAATAGTAAAGATATCTCATCTGAAGACCAATTAAAACAAGTAGCTACAATCTCAGCTAATAATGATGAATCAACAGGTGAATTAATAGCTACTGCTATTGAGAAAGTAGGTAGAGAAGGAGTTGTTGCTATTGAGGAAAGTAAAACAGGTGAAACATCACTTGAAGTAGTTGAAGGTATACAATTTGATAAAGGTTATAAATCACCTTATTTTGTTACTAACAATAATACAATGCAATCTGTATTAGAAGATCCATTTATATTAATTTATGATGGTCGTATAACAACAGCAGCTGAGTTATTAAATGTACTTCAAAAAGTAAATAGTGAAAATAAATCATTACTTATTGTAGCAGATGATATTGATGGTGAAGCATTAGCAACTCTTATTGTTAATAAAATGAGAGGTATTGTTAAAGTATGTGCTGTTAAAGCACCTGACTTTGGTGAACGTAAAACATTGTTATTAGAAGATTTAGCCATCATAACAGGTGGTCAAGTTATATCTAAAGATAAAGGTTTAAAACTAGATAAAATGACTGTAGCTCAGTTATCATCTTATTTAGGTATAGCTAGAACAGCAACCATAAGTAAAGAAAAAACAACTATTGTTGATGGTAAAGGAACTGAAGAAGATATATTAACAAGAGCAGAGGAAATTAAAGTACAAATTGATAATGCTCAATCATTCTTTGAAAAAGAAAAATTACAAGAACGTTTAGGTAAATTAATTGGTGGAGTAGCTATTATCAATGTAGGTGGCAATAATGATATTGAATTAAAAGAATATAAAGATAGAGTTGAAGATGCTTTATTCGCTACACGTGCCGCTGTTGAGGAAGGAATACTACCAGGTGGAGGTGCTGCTTTATTATATGCTAGAGAAGGTATTAGTTACACTAAAACAGATAGTGATGATTTTAATACTGGTAAAAAAATAGTATATAAAGCATTATCTGCTCCGTTTATAAAAATATTATTAAACGCAGGTTATGATAATCCAAGTTGGTATATATATGAATTAGGTAGGACATCATTAGATTTAAATACTGACATATATGATAATACGTGGTTAGGATATGATTTAAAGTCTGAAACAATTATTAATATGCTTGATGCTGGTATATTAGATCCAACTAAAGTAGTTCGTTTAGCGGTTGAAAACGCGGCTGCAGTAGCAGGTACTATATTAACAACTGAAACTGTGATATATGAAGAACCAACCAAAGAAAAGAAAGAAGAGGATGGGATGGGTAATATGATGGGAATGATGTAATAAAAAAAGGATCAGTGAAAACTGATCCTTAATCATTTTTATAAAATGATTTACTTAAGCTTTCTTTTTAGAAGCTACAGACCATACAGCGCCAACTAGTGTCATAACTCCACCAAGAATTTCTTGGAATAATACGTCACTAACAAGTCCTTTCGCGATGATAATACCACCGATAAAGGTTAAGGCGTGTCTGATAAGACCTAAAGTTTGCTCTTTCATGTTTTTTAAATTTTAGTTAACAATAAGTGTGTTTGTTTACACTGATATAAATATTGTGAGAAAACAACTTATTGACCTAGAAATAAAACTTATATTTAATTATAAATAAAATATTATGGTTTGGTATATTTACATTGTTAGTATTGTATATTGTATATGGAGAATGGCTAAAGGATACAAAAAATCATTTGGCGAAGGAAATCCAATAGGTCCAACACCAGGACTAGAAACAATATTTATCTTTATTTTTGCTCCTGTATTAGCTCCGGTAGATATTGTTCTAACTTGGATTAGAAGAATTAAGGAAAGTAATGAGGATAGAAGAAATAAAATATTTTAATAATTGTCAGGTGGTGAAAGGATGTATACATCGGTAGACACACCCACTCGTCTCGTGGGCGCAGAATTTGAAATAGGTAGATGGATATGGGTTGACCACAAAGCCGGCTATTTTGTTCACTACTGAATCACTGCGTGGAGGTTCGACTCCTTCCCTGACAGCAACCCGTCGGAAGCTCATCATGGCCTGAGTGAGATGAAAACGCGGATATCGGGCCTTATGCCTGGATGTTGGAATGGTATACAAGTTTGACTTAAAATCAAATGAGCTGAAAGCTCGTGTGGGTTCGAGTCCCACTCCAGGTACATATGAAAGATTAGTAGTCTTTAGTATCTATCAAATATTTATTGATATGAATAAAGATATAACTAAACAACAGTTCATTGAAATATGTAATAGAAATTTAACTATGGCTAAAGCAGCTGCTGAGTTAGGATTACATTTCAATACATTCAAAAAATATGCTATTGAATATAAATGTTATAAACCTAATCAGTCAGGTAAAGGAATAAAGAAAAACATTCCTGAGAGAATTTCTAATCTTAATGATTACTCTTCACGATCTAGTGTTCGTAAAGTAGTAATAAATAAGAATCTTATTCCATATGAGTGTAATAATTGTGGAATCACAGAATGGGAAGGTCAGAAATTATCTTTACATTTAGATCATATTGATGGTAACAATTGGAATCATGATTTATCTAATTTAAGATTTCTTTGTCCTAATTGCCATTCACTGACTGAAACATATACTGGGAGAAATAAATAATATATTTATATATGTAGTTCTTTAATTTACGGGGGTAACTGGAATCGATTCATAATCGGAGGGTAGTATCACATGCAGAGGGAAGGCGTTTAAACCTCTTTAATATCCATGCTAAACAATAACTGACGAAATGTCAACAATGACCTTCGATGACTTGATGTCATTCGTAGGCGCCGACTACGCTTTAGCAGCCTAGTCCGCATCGGGTGGTAGAGAACCTAGGAACAGAACACAACAGCGAGTCGTACGCTAAAGAGACGGCATCCGGACGCATATTGCGAGCCGTAGTTTTCTCTGTAGTCATAAAACAGAGTGGTGGATTCGGACCATAATCGGTCAGCCCTTACTGATCAAAAGTAATTTAGATCTAAGCATGTGAGACGTTGGTATTATTGTTCATTATGAAGACGTGGGTTCGAATCCCACTACCTCCACTAAAACACTAAATTATGAAAAATTTAATTTTAATTCTGTTATTAACTTTAGCATCATGTGAAACAGCTTACAAAACTACAACTACCTATACTACAGATAGTTTAGGAAATAAGGTAAAGACTATAAAAAAGGAATATAAGGAACATACTAATAATTCTTATATAGAAATAACTCCTTATGCTCCTTACAGGTACACAGATCCATTTTATAATCCATTTTATAGGCCATATTATAGACCGTTTTATTATAGACCATATTATAGACCCTATTACGGGCCACATTATGTTCCTAAAACTAATCCAAGACATTAATATTATCAATTAAATTATATTTATGACTACAACTGATATAGCAGCTATAGCAACCGTGTTAGTATGGGCTATAGTTTTTTCTATAGGTTTTTACTTATCAAAAAGAAAGTAACAGTACTTAGCACAGTTCTCAGAAGTTTTACTGTCCCAGGCTAAGTCTTTTATCTATGGCGACCAGTAATGGTTGCCTTTTTTTATCGTTTTAATATTTATATGTGTGATAAATTAGGTTGTATATTAATATATACAGCCTTTTTTTATTAAATAAAAATTAAAAGTATGAAAAAATTCTTCTCTCAGTTGTTTAATGACAACAACTCAATCAATGAAAAAGCGGTTATTGGATTTTTAGCATTTATGATGATGTGTGTTTTTGCAATTGCTGATATTGTTACAGGTGCATTAGGTAAGGAATTAGTAATTCAAGAATTTATTTTTGACGCATTTAAAATATTAACAATAGCTTGCTTTGGTATAGCTTCTGTTGACAAATTTATAAATAAAAAAGACAATAACTAAAAAATAAAAATTATGGAAAAGATCCCAACTAAAAAAGCAGCATCTTTAATTAGCGCCTTGAAAGGTAAAAAACCAGTTGTTATTATTATTTGTGTAGTAATATTCATTGCAGGTATATTCGCCGCTAAAAAAGGATATATCTCTGAAGATTTACTAGACATTAACACAATTGTAGGATTTGTTGATAATGCATTTGCAAGTGACTCAGCTCAAGTTGTAGTTGATACTGCTACTCATGTAGTGGATAGTGTCAGTAATGTAGTAGATAGCTTATCTAAATAATTAAAGTTAAATTATAACACCCTATGACACCTAAACAGTTAAATGATTCAACTGGCGTTAGTCTTAATATTAAATGGTTAATTCAAATAGTTGTTGTTGTTGCTATGGCAGTATGGGGATATTCTGAAATTAGCAGTAGATTATCTAATTTAGAACATAATTATGATATGTTAAAAGATAAATTAGATAGAACCAATGCAGCTATAGAAGAAAGTGCTAACGGACATAATGCATGGCCAATGGATGTTGAGCAATCAACCAAAATTCAAAAATTAGAAGATGGTTTAAAACGTATGGAAGATTTTTATCTTCAAAATCAAATAATAAAAAATAAAAATTAAAATAGCATATGAAAAAATTCTTGTTATTAATAATTATATTTCTTTCAGTTTCAGCATTTTCTCAAAAAGACATAAAAATAAAAAATAATGTATTTGAAGTTATATACTCAGAAAGTCTTGAACAACCAACTTGGTTAAAATATCGTTCAACTAATAGGCCAACTAATGTTAATAGAGGGTCTATGGATTTTTATACTGAAAAAAATATCAAAACATCTGACGCTGCTGATTACACTCATAACATTTATGATAAAGGACATTTAGCCCCAGCAGCTTCGTTTTCAGATAATATGGAAAATTTAAAACAAACATTTTCATATTTAAATTGCATGTTGCAAGATCAATATTTAAATAGAGGAGAATGGAGATTTTTAGAAGAACAAGAAAGAAAATGGGATGATATTGAACCATTAACTGTTATTATTAAAGTATTTTTTAATAAACCAGCTAAACGTGTCCTAACAAATGCTGCTATTCCATCACATATAGAGAAACATATTTATTTTGAGAAATCTAAAAAATGGAAGTGTTATGATTTTATAAATGAAAAACCTAAACACGATTGGATTAAATCAGAAATTGTTTGCAACAAACATTAATTTGGTTTGACCCGGATAAGATGTTATATTTATTATAATAAAAAAATAAATTATATTTATGAAAAAAATCGCGATTATGTTTACTGCAGCTATTATGTTTGCTGCTTGTAATGGTGGATCAAATGGATCTACAACCACTGACAGTGTAGCTGTTGATAGCGTTAATGTTGTTGACTCGTCAATTATTGTAACTGACTCAACTACATCTCAAATCCCAGCTGACTCAACTGCTCCTAAGCCATCAGGTCATGGAGGTGGTGGTGGTAATGGATCACAAATTATTCATGTTAAGTAATTTAAGGGGGCTCATTTAGAGCCCCCACTTTTTAAATTTATGGTTATGTGGAGAATAAGACAATTTAAAAGAAGACTAACTAATTTATTTCGCTGGCTTCCAATTATATGGAAAGATGAACAGTGGGATCATCATTATATCTTTGAGATACTCAAGTATAAACTTATATTCATGTCTAAGAGCATTCGTGAAAAAGGTAATCATACTCTAGCCGAATATGATGCTAATAGAATGATGTTGGCTGTTAGGTTAATAGATAAAGTTCAAAATGAAGATTATCTAATGGAATTTATAAACGATGATAATATTACTAGAGAAAAAATTGAATTAGGAGAATTAAAGCATAATAAAGCAAAACGTATTTTATTTAAATTACTTGAAAATTATATAGAAAGATGGTGGGATTAATTATATTAGCAATAGCTATATTAGGATCTCTATCCTGGCTTTGGGCTGGTGGTATTGAATATATGCATAAGAATCACAAGGATTATAAAGGTGAAGATTTTTTGAATTGGAAAGCAGATGAGGAGGATAAGAATCAAATATCTTGACCTTGATATATTTTTTAAATTAAGGTTATGAGAACAGAAGCAGAACGTTTAGCAAGTTATAGAGCAGCATTTTTAGAAAAAGTTAAGAAATGGAATTGGACTGACTATGATGATAAACCTAGGAAGCCTAGAGGTAGAAAAGCTAAAGTACAAGAAAAACCATCCGCTAAACCTAGAACTAAAGGTGAACAAGAAGTAGCAAATAAGTTTTTCACTTATAATAAATAAAGGTATGAATATAGTTTATGATATTGATTCAGAAACAGGTAAATTAAAACTTAAGTTTAAACAAAATGTTCTTGATGGGTTAGATAAGGATTCTAAAGAAGCATTTAATAAGTATATTTTACCTATGTTAACAATGAATAATAAATTTGTTTTAACAGGTAGTTTATCTCTTAGATTATTAGGTCTTGAACCTATGAGTCCTATAGGTGATTTTGATTTTGGTTTAAGAGAAGAATTTACTGAAGAAGATTATAATAATATAAAAAATTTCTTTGATTTAAATGATAGTAAAGATGGATATGGATGGGATGGAGCTGGTGAAAAAATAAAAACACCATATAAATTTAATCCTAAAGAACATATGTGGCAGTTTTCAAAAACATGGAAAGAATCTCAAAACGATGTTTTAGGTGTTGATCTAGATTTACATAAATATTTCAAAATGGATATCTTTAATGATGAAATACTTAGAAAAAAAGATATCATAACTGTATATTATGATGATTTTGAACTTCGTCTTATACATCCTAGTATTACTTATAGTTACAGAATGAGATATGCTTTAGACCCTAGATCATCAACTGCTTTTAAGTATTGGGAACGTATGATGAGCTTTATAAAAGATGCTAAACCTTATTATAACACAATCAGAGCTTTATACAATATGATAGCTCGTGTTAATGAACACAATATTAATATTGAAGGTGATAAAAATAGAATTGATTATATTAGAGGATTAGTTATAAAAAGAGAATACAATATAGATGAGTTCTTTAAAAAAGTTTGGGAAGAACCTAAATTAGTATAATATATTCATAATATGAAAACAATAGTACTAGGTGACACACACGGCCGCTCAAATTGGAAATTAGCAATACATCAAGACAAACCTGATAGAGTTATCTTTATAGGTGACTACTTTGACTCATTTGAAATATCAGGTGTAGATCAAATTCATAATTTTAAGGAAATAATTCATTACAAAGAATCAAACCCACAAGTTGAGGTTATATTGTTGATTGGTAATCATGATCATCATTACTTCCCTGAAATTGGTTATAATGGGACTAGTGGATTTCAATCAGGGATATATCCATCTATTACTCAGGCTATAGATGAAAATAGACATCATCTACAAATGGCTTATGGTTTTGAAGAATATCTATTTACTCATGCTGGAGTTAGTCCTGTGTTTATGGACGAAGTATTTGGTCCTAATGGTTGGAGTAAAGAAAATGTAGTAGTAGATTTAAATGAATTATTTAAATATAAACCTAAAGCGTTTGAATTTAATGGTTTTGATCCATATGGAGACAATACAACACAAACACCAATATGGATTAGACCAGGATCATTAATGTCTATAAATAAGAAACATGAGAAAGGTTTAAAGAAAGACTATATTCAAATTGTAGGACATACTCAAATGAAAAAATTAGATCTTAAAGGTAGTGATAAATTTACAGGTGGTAGATATTATTTTATAGATACTATGGATACTACAGGACAGTATTTAATCATTGAAAACAATTATATAACAACAAATTCAGTTAAATAATGGGTAGAAAAAAGAAACAACAGAATAAACCATTAGACTATATTCAGCCTGAATTTATTGTTTATAGCGATTTAGGTTATTATAGTGGCATGGCGTTTGGAGGAGAATTTCAATGGTCAAAACATGAAAAAGATGCTAAACCATTGAATAACATTAGTAAGTTTAAAACTATAAAATATTTGGCGCCTCAAAATATTGAAGTTATATTTGAATATATATGAGTAAACATACATTATGGGTTGAAAAATATAGACCCGATACATTAGAAGGTTATTTAGGTAATGAAGCATTTGTTGGTGGATTAAAAGAATGGATTGATAAAAATAACTTTCCTAACCTACTATTGTTTGGTTCACCAGGTACAGGTAAAACAACTGCTGCTAAATTAGTAGTTAAGAATATTAATTGTGATTTTATTTATCTAAACTGTAGTGATGAAAACGGTATTGATGTAATTAGAGATAAAGTAAAACAATTTGCTTCTGGTGCTACATTTAAGCCACTTAAAGTAGTTATATTAGATGAAGCTGATTTTTTAACTATAAATGCTCAAGCAGCGCTTAGGAATGTTATTGAGTCATTTAGTTTAAATACTAGATTTATTTTTACTTGTAATTATGTTGAACGCATTATTGATGCTTTACAATCACGATTGACTTGCTTTCATTTAGCATCATCTGATATTAAAGATGTAGCTAAACATTTAGTTAATATACTTGATAATGAAAATATTGAATATAGTAAACAAGATATAGTTACTATTGTTAAAAAAACTTATCCTGATTTAAGACGAGCAATTAATATACTACAAAGTAATTCAGTTAAAGGTAAATTAACATTAACTGAAGTAATAGATAGTAATTATATTGAACAGGTTATTGATGAACTTAAATCAAAAAAGAAAACAACATTTAATAATATCAGACAAATTATAGCTGATAATAATATTAATGACTTTACTGGGTTGTATAAATCATTTTATGATTGTTATTCATCTCCAGAGTCAACTATAATAATAGAAGAATACTTATTTCATTCAACTACTATACCTGATAAAGAAATATGTTTTATGGGGTGTGTAGCTAAACTTTTAAATATATAATATGAGTCAACAAGAACAAATTAAATTAAACATCGATTTAAACAAAACAACTCCTGTTGTTTGTGATGAATGTAATCACAATGTGTTTCAAGAAGGTCTTATGCTTAGAAAAGCGAACAAGTTTTTAACAGGTACAGCTCAAGATGCTCTTATTCCATTACCTATTTTTAGTTGTGCTAAATGTGGTCATGTAAATGAATCATTTCTGCCTGAACCATTAAAAAATTTAGGTAGTGAATCTATTTGATTGGATAAATCAAATAACATATAATAAACAACCGTGGGACACATTTGCGGATGATGAAAAGTCTGAATTTAACACTTATATGATTCATCGTTTTATAAGCATGAATCCAGATTATGTTGATGTTGTTAATACAATTCAAAAATATCCTAATTGTCCCACTAGGTTAGTTTATAAATTTTATTGTGATTTATTACCTAAAAAGAAATCGTTTTTTAGATACATTAAAGCAAATGTTAAAAATGATTTAGAGACAGTAAAATCAATAGCTGAGTATTATCAATGTAGTACTCGTGAGGCTAAAGATTATATAAACTTAATTGATACTCAAGTAGTCAAAAATACTCTTAACTTGGGGACGCCAAGTACAAAACAAAAAAGGAGAAAAAAACAATGATTACATTTTTATTAGGTGTTTCAGCTACAGTTGTGGTTGGGATACTGGTTTGGCTTACTATTGGTGCTGTTAAGGTATCAAAAAAGGTCAAGTCATTAGATGAAGAAATGAGAAACGTCTGGATGGATATTGAATCTAGATATAATTCAATTGAACGTGATCGACACACATTGCAAGAAGCTACTGATCGCAGAATTGATAGTGTTATTAGTTATACCGATTCACGATTGGATAAACTTATTAATGACATTAACAATAAGTTTGTTAGCAAAAAAGATAAATTCGATAATACAGTAAATTATTAATAATTAATCACTTGGCGTCCCAAGTTAAGTTAATTAAATTTAAATTATAAATATTCGCTATATGAATACAATAGAACGTCCACAAGATAATATTACATGGTCAGTGATGGAAGATTTAAGGTTAAGAGCAGATGTAGGTTTAAAAAAATATAACACAACATTAGATGAAAATAATCATCAAAATATGCTTCAACATGCCTATGAGGAAGCACTTGATTTAGCTCAGTATTTAAAAAAAGAAATAACTACATTAAACACAATTCAAGATTTAGTTAAACAATATCCTAATGATATGGAGCTGGGAGAACAAATAAGAATGAAATATGGCAAAAAATAAATTAACTGAAGTTGAATTAAAAATAAAAAATACTGCTCCTAAAGAAATAGATTATAGATTTCAAACTACAGTATCTTATTCTCAATATTCTATATATCGTAGATGTCCTCATCAGTGGTATTTGAATTATGTTAAAGGTTTAGCTTCATACCAAGCATCAATTCATACTATATTTGGTACTTCAATTCATGAAACAGTACAACATTATTTAAAAGTAATGTATGAGGAAAGTGGGGCGGCGGCTGATAGGGTAGATATAATAACTATGTTTAATGAGCGTTTTAGAGCCATATATAAAGAAGAATTTGAAAGAAGTAAACAACATTTCTCTAACCCAGACGAAATGAAAGAATTTTTTGAAGATGGAGTTAATGTATTAACATGGTTTAAAAAACATCGTAATCAATTTTTCTCAACTCGTAATGTAGTATTATTAGGTATTGAAATGCCTTTAATGGTTAATTTGTCTAAAAATTTATTTTTAAAAGGTTATATTGATTTTGTATTGTATGATAAAGATTTAGATAAAGTTTATATATATGATATTAAAACATCAAGACAAGGATGGAATGACAAAGCTAAAAAAGATGAAATAAAAATATCTCAAATATTACTTTATAAAGAATATTTTTCAAAACAATATAATATTGATATTGAGAAAATTGAAGTTGAGTTCTTTATAATGAAAAGAAAAATTTGGGAGAATGATGCTTTTGCTATACCTTATATCTCATCATTTAAACCAGCTAGTGGTAAGACAAAACGTAAACAAGCAATGGAAAAATTTAATGTGTTCTTAGCTGAATGTTTTGATAGTGAAGGTAAAATGGTAGATAAAGAATATTCTAAAATAGTAAGTAAAGATAGTTGCACTTATTGTCCGTTTAATAATGATAAAACACTTTGCAATAAAAATGTCGCTTCTTAATTTTTGTATATATTTATATATGTAAAATATATATTATATGGGAGACAATAAATTAACAAGTGTTAAAGTTAGTGAAGAGTTATTTGAAGAATTTAAAGTATTATGTGTACGTACAAAATTCTCACTTCAAAAATTAGTAGATAGAAGTATTCATATGTACTTAACCAGTGATGACTTTAGAAAAGAAATGCATAGCCATACTAATTTATCATTATCAGGTAGTCAAGTTTAAAAATAATTAAAACACGTTATGAAAGAAGGTTACATTCCAAAAGAACAAAGGAAAAAAATTTTATTATTGTGTGATGATATCAGATTTACATCTGGTATAGCAACAATGGCTAGAGAAATTGTAGTAGGAACATCTCATGCTTTTAATTGGGTTAATCTAGGAGGTGCTATTGACCATCCAGAAAAAGGAAAACGATTTGATTTAAGTCAAGATACAAATACACATAATGGCATAGATGATGCTAGTGTTTTTGTATACCCAACTTCAGGTTATGGTGATCCAAATTTAGTTAGAACATTGATAGATTTAGAAAAACCAGATGTTATTATGTTTTTCACAGATCCTAGATATTGGATTTGGTTATTCCAAATGGAAGGAGAAATAAGAAAGAAAATACCAATGGTATATCTAAACATATGGGATGATTACCCAGCACCATTATATAATGAAGCTTATTATGAGTCATGTGATGGATTAATGTCTATATCAAAACAAACACTTAATATAAATAAATTAGTATTAGGTGAAAAAGCTAAAAATAAAATATTGAGTTATGTACCACACGGTATAAATGATAATATATTTTATCCAATTGATGATAAACATAAAGATTATCCTAGATTATTAGAAGTTAAAAAGTCATTTTTTAAAGATAAAAATTATGACTTTACTTTAATGTTTAACTCTAGAAACATCAGACGTAAATCAGTACCTGATGCGTTAGCTGCTTTTAAATTATTTTTAGATAAATTACCAAAAGAAAAAGCTGATAAATGTGCTTTCATGTTACATACTCAGCCTGTTGATGATAATGGTACAGATTTATATGCTGTAAGGGATATGTTATTTAACGCTGACCAATGTTCTCAAATATATTTCTCAGATCAAAGATTACCATCATATGATGTTAATTTGTTGTACAATTTATCTGATGCTGTTATATTATTAAGTTCAAATGAAGGATGGGGTTTATCATTAACTGAAGGAATGATGGTTGGAAAAATGATTATAGCCAATGTAACAGGTGGAATGCAAGATCAAATGAGATTTGAAAATGAAAATGGAGAGTGGATTGATTTTGATAGTGAATTCTGTTCTAATCATATGGGTAAATATAAAAAATGTGGAGATTGGGCTATACCAGTATTTCCAAGTAATATAAGTTTACAAGGTTCTGTACCTACACCTTATATATTTGATGATAGAGCTGATTTTAGAGATGCTGCTGATGCTATAATGAAGATTTATGAGTTAGGAGATGAAGAAAGAAAACGTAGAGGTAAATTAGCTCATGAATGGGTCACATCAAATGAATCTATGATGTCTGCTTCAAATATGTGTAAAAATGTTATTAACCATATTGATACAGTAATACTTAATTGGAAACCAAAACCAAAATTTGAGTTAATTAAAACTCAACCATTAAAAAGAAAACATATTCGTCACAAGTTAATTTATTAATAGTTATGAAACCATTATTAGTTATAAGCTGCCCTGTAGATACAGTATCAGGGTATGGAGCTAGAAGTAGAGATATAGTTAAAGCAATTCTAAAATACGATAAATATGATGTCCGAATCATATCTCAACGTTGGGGAAATACATCATATGGAGCTTTAAATCCAGATAATGAAGAGGAAAAAAATATTTTAGATTTGATATGGAAACAACCTCAATTACCTAAACAACCTGATGTTTGGATTCAAATCACAGTACCAAATGAATTTCAACCAATAGGAAAATTTAATATTGGTATAACCGCTGGTATTGAAACTACATTATGTGATCCAAGCTGGATTGAAGGAGTTAATAGAATGAATTTAACCTTAGTATCTTCAAACCATGCTAAAAAAGTATTCGAATTATCTTCATTTGAGAAAAAAGATCCTAATACTGATCAAGTTGTATCAATAGTAAAATTAGAAAAACCAATAGAAGTTTTATTTGAAGGAGCTGATTTATCTAAATATTTTTATATACCAAATGATGATTTAGAAGAAACAGAATTAGTTAGTTCATTAGATGATATAGAAGATAATTTTTGCTTTTTATTTGTAGGACATTGGTTGCAAGGACAGATAGGTGAGGATAGAAAAAATGTAGGTTACATGATTAAAGCATTTTTAGAAATATTTAAAAATAAAACTAATCAACCAGCTTTAATTTTAAAAACATCTCAAGTAACTTCTTCTGTAATAGATAGAGAAGATGTATTAAAAAAGATAGATGCTATTAAACAAACAGTTAAAGGAAATTTACCTAACATTTATTTACTACATGGTGAATTAGATGATAAAGATATAAATGATTTATATAATCATGAGAAAGTAAAAGCTATGGTATCATTAACTAAAGGAGAAGGTTTTGGTAGACCATTACTTGAATTTAGTTTATCTAAAAAACCTATCATAACTACTAATTATAGTGGACATACAGATTTTTTACATCCTGATTATAATTTATTAATAGATGGAACATTGACTAATGTACATCCATCAGCTGTCTCTCAAAATATGGTACTAGCTGAATCACAATGGTTTACTCCTAATGATAATAGTGTGGCTGATGCTTTTAAAAATGTATTTAGTAATTATGAAAAATATAGTGAGTTAGCTAAAAGACAAACTCATTATTCTAAAACTAATTTCTCATTTGATAAAATGGCTGAAGTATTAGATAATATATTGGAAACTAAAGTTCCTAAACAAATAGAACTTAAACTTCCTCAATTAAAGAAAATTGGATTAAATAAAGTTGATAAATAATGAAAATATTTACTTTTGGTGACAGTCATGGATCTTGTGGAGGGTGGGATACAGCTTATATAACCGCAGTGTATCATGGTCCGTTATTATGTTATACAATAGGTAAAAAAGTATTAGAAGTAATGAATATTTCATTATATGATGTTCAAGAAGGAGATGCTATTATATTTTGTTTTGGAGAAATAGATTGTAGATGTCATATCAAAAAACATATAACTGAAGAAATATCATATCAGAATATTATAGATGATATAATTTATAATTATTTTGAAGCTATAAAAACTAATATTAATATATTAGATAAGAAAGTAAAACCATATGTTTTTAATGTTGTTCCTCCAGTAGAAAGTGAAACCATAATTCAAAATCCAGATTTCCCAACTGTTGGATCAGATGAAGAGAGAAAATCATATGTTATTTATTTTAATAAAAAAATAAAAGAATATTGTGAAAAATATGATTATGGTTTTTTTGATGTGTATGATAAATACACTAATGAAAATGGTATGTTGAAGAAAGAATTATCCGATAATAATGTTCATATAGCAGAAAATAAATATATTACTGAATTTATAATTGAAAATATTTTAAATAATGACAAGTAAAGAATTTGTTGTATGGATGAAAGGATTTATGGAAGCATGTAATGACTTTACAGCTACACCTAAACAATGGGATGAAATTAAAAATACTTTAGATAAAATAAATGATAATAAAACATCATCCAACCACACCACCGCTGTATGGAATGACCAAATGGGATGTTGGCATTATATAAACTACCCAGAAGGATTTGGATATTATACAAACAATACATCAGAAAATAAAAAGAAAGAAAATGAATGATAAACTAGTAATATGTTCTCGTTGCAGCTCAGATGCCTGTTATGAACATGAAAGTGTAGATAAAATTACTATATGGAATTGTATGAGTTGTGGATTTACAACTAACGAAGTTATGATTGAAGGAAGTGAATTAGCAACTCAAACAGAAGAAATAATACCTGAGCTATATAAGGATATTAAATTTGTAGATGATAAAAAACGAATATGGTATCCAACTGTACTTAATATAGAAGATAAAGGTACTGTATTTGCAAATGGTACTAATGAAAATAATTGGGGTTGGGCAGGTATTAAAGTTATAGAGACTACAAATGAAGAAAAAGAAAAACTTAAAGGCGCTAAATATAAATCAAATCCATCAACATTAAGAACATTTAGAGAAGATCAGTTTGATGAAGCTTGCGCTTATATTGGATTAATTTAAAATTTAAGTTATGGAAACTATTAGTTTTGCTGTTACTGCTTGTAACGAATATGAAGAATTAGATAGACTTTTAAATCAACTTCATACCCATATTAATGATGGAGATGAAATTATACTCCAGTTAGATAAAAGTGCTACTAAAAATGTTAGGGACATAGCTAAAAGTTATGAAACAAGAGGAACAAGATATGAATATGAAGTCATAGAATATCCTTTAAATAATGATTTTTCTTCTTTTAAAAATAATCTTAAAGATAAATGTTATAAAGATTGGATTTTCTTTATTGATGCTGATGAGTATTTAAGTGATGGATTATTAGATAATATTCATGATATACTTAATATTAATAAAGGATTAGTAGATGTTATATCTGTTCCTAGAATTAATACAGTAGCAGGTTTAACTAGAGAACATATTGATAAATGGAGGTGGTTTGTTGATGAAAATAATTATATTAATTATCCTGACTACCAAACTCGTATATGCATTAATAAACCTAATATAACATGGGTAAATAAAGTCCATGAAAGATTATCAGGTTGGAAAACAATAGCTAATTTACCTCATGGATATGATTTAGTTCATCCTAAAACTATTGAAAGACAAGAACGTCAAAATAATTTTTATAATAATTTATAACATGGATCAATTAACACAATTAGGACTTAAATACGGTACTGATAAAGCTACTGAACATAATTTTACTCCATTTTATGATAGTTTTTTAAACCAATATAGAGAAACATTTTCTAATATTTTAGAAATAGGAGTTCAATATGGACCAAGTATTAGAATGTGGTCTAATTATTTTCCAAATGCTAATATATATGGAGCTGATATTAAATTATTAGTTAAAAATGAAGAAGATAGAATATTTTTATTTGATAAAATAGATCAATCTAATAGAGAAGATTTAGCTAAAGTATTAGATCAATCAACTTATGAGTTTGATATGATTATTGATGACGGTGGTCATACAATGAAACAACAGCAAGTTAGTCTAGGTTATTTATTTCCTTTTGTTAAGCCAGGAGGATTTTATATATTAGAAGATATACATACTTCATTCCAAGAACGTTTTAATGATTATGAATGTCATGTTAACACATATCATATGCTAGCAAATATAATCCATTATGATAAATTATATTCTAATTATATGACTAAAGAAGAAATAAATTATATAAATAATAATATTAGTAGTTTTGAATTTTATACTAACTCACCTAATTTAAGCCACAGTGTGACTTGTATTATACAAAAAAAATAAACCTAAATGATTAAAATAGAAAACATTCAGTCTCTAATTAATAATCATGTATCACCTTATATATATAATGCTAAAGCATTTAAACCAGGTGAAACACCTATTTATTATTCAGGTCCATATTGGGATGAAAAAGAAACTGAAGCAGCTATTGATTCATTCTTGAATGGCAAATGGATTACAGCTGGAGAAAGAGTATATAAATTCGAGAATAAATTTAGTAAACGATTTAATACAAGACATTCTCATATGGTCAACTCAGGCAGTTCAGCTAATTTAATTTTAATAGCTGCCTTAAAGAAAAGATTTAAATGGGAAGATGGAGATGAAATTATAGTTTCACCTGTTGGTTTCGCTACTACAATATCAGTTCTATATCAGAATAGATTAAAACCAGTGTTTATAGATATTGAGTGGGATACTTTAAATTTTGATATTAATCAAATTGAATCTAAAATAACATCTAAAACTAAAGGTATATTTGTATCACCAGTATTAGGTAATCCTCCTGATATAGATAAACTAATTAGATTATGCATCAAATACAATATAAAATTAATAGGAGATAATTGTGATAGTTTAGGAAGTAAATGGGATGGAAAATACCTAAACGAATACTATGTAGCATATGCTAATTCTTTTTACCCAGCACACCATATTAGTACAGGTGAAGGAGGAATGTGTTGCACAGATGATGATGAATTAAAAAAATTATTTGTAAGTTTAAGTTGGTGGGGTAGAGATTGTTATTGTATTGGTTCTGCTAATTTATTACCATGTGGTACTTGTGGAAATAGATTTGATAAATGGTTAGAAAACTATGATGGAGTTATAGATCATAAGTATGTGTTTAGTGAAATGGGATATAATTTAAAGCCACTTGATTTACAAGGCGCTATTGGTTTAGTTCAACTTGATAAATTAGATGAAATTGAAACTAATAGAAGAATTTCTAAAAATACACTTAGTAAAATTTTTACTGATAATATACCTGGATTAAGAATACCTAATGTATTACCTAAAGCTGATCCATGTTGGTTTGGTACTCCATTTATATGTGATGAACCAGGTCTAAAACATAGATTGGTAGAATACTTAGAAGCAAATAAAATACAAACTAGAAATTATTTTGCAGGTAATATCTTATTACATCCAGGATATTCTGAGCTTGATGATTATAAATTATATCCTGAAGCTAATAAAGTACTTGATAAAGTATTTTTTATAGGAGCAGCTCCACATTATACAGAACCGGTATTTAATTATATCAATGATGTTATAACTAAATTTAAATGAAATTATTAGTATTAGGAGATGGATTATTAGGAAGTGAAATTGTAAGACAAACTGGTTGGGATTACATCTCTAGAAAGAAAAATAATATTGATTTTATTAATGATCCATTGTCTCATTATCTTGGAGACTATGATACTATACTAAATTGTATAGCGAATACAAATACTTATTCTACTGATAAAGAAAGTATATATTCTATCAATTATCATTTTGTAATTAAATTATCTAATATTTGTAAAATGTTAGGTAAAAAATTAATTCATATATCATCAGATTATGTTTATGCTGACTCAATTCCATTTGCTACTGAAAATGATTTAGCAGTTCCATCTTCTAATTGGTATACATTTTCAAAATTATTAGCTGATGAATATATTATGTTTAATAATAAAAATTATCTAATAACTAGATGCTCATTTAAACCAAAACCATTTCCTTATGATGCTGGTTGGCTTGATCAAACAGGAAATTTTGATTACGTTGATACTATATCTAATTTAATTATACAATTAATAAATAAAGATGCTAATGGAGTATATAATGTAGGTACTGAAGCGAAAACAATATATAAATTAGCTAAACAAACAAAACAAAATGTTAGAATAGATTTTAGGCCAAAATGTGCTCCGAGTGATATAACAATGAACTTAGATAAACTTAAATCAATATTATGAATGTAGTGTTTTTATCTCAAATGGGATTCATAGGTAAAATACCTAGAAATCATCCTAATATGAGAGTTGAATTTGCTCAAATGTGTGCTTTACAAACAGATCATTATCCTTTATTTAATATGGAGGCTATACAACAAAAATATGATATAGCAATACTATTAATACCCAAAACACCAGTGGACAGAGATAAATTATATAATATTGATGTTGTAGGTAACGCCCGTAAAATAGCAGATAAAGTGTTGTTTATGCAAGAAGGTCCTAATTGGATACATCAAGATTTACCTGTACATCAACAAATATGGCATTATAATTTATTAACTAGTGTTGATGGAATATTAACTGAAAATGAAACTGATATACAGTATTTCAAAGGTATTAATCCTAAAGTACCTATTCAAGATATACCTTCATTAATGATTGAAGATTATATTTTAGAATTTAAAGATATTAAACAACAGGATAAAGTTATTATCGGGGGTAATTTTACTAGATGGTATGGTGGATTTGATAGTTATGTTACAGCAACTGAATTTGATTTACCTATATGGGCGCCAAGTATGGGACGTCGACAACCAAATGAAGAACAATTAGTTACTCATTTACCTTATCTACAATGGGTTGATTGGATTAAAGTATTAGCTGAATTCAAATATGCTGTACATTTAATGCCTACAATAGGAGCTGGTACGTTTGCTATGAATTGTGGTTTTTTAGGTATACCTTGTATTGGATATAAGGGAATTGATACTCAAAGACAAATTCATCCTTTATTAAGTGTTGATTTAGGAGATTTAGAATCTGCTAGAAATTTAGCTATTAAACTAAAAAATGATAACTCTTTCTATATTGAATGTTGTGGTGACGCTAAACAAAATTATAGAACACATTTTAGTGAGGAACAATTTTTATATAAAATGAATAACTATTTCAAATCACTATGAATATAATAGTAGCAATAGATGATACCCACCCAGAACAAAATTGGGGATGTGAAGGTGATCAATCAGTAGAGTATTTAAAAGAACTAAATAAGGAATTTGGATGTAAATTTGTTTTATTTACTCCTTCTAATTATCATAATAAGTATCCTTTATCACAGTATAAAGACTGGATTTATTATTGGCAACAATATAACTGGATTGAACTAGCAGGGCATGGACATTACCATAAACGAACAATTATAGATCCAGGTTGTCGTGAATGTGAGTTTATAGAATTAGACTATAACCAAGCTAAAGATAGATTAATAGAATGTTTACATGAATGGGATTCAACGGGTTATTCACCTACAGGATGGAGAATGCCAGGTTGGTTAGCAACACAAGGTAGTTTTGATGCTGTGAGTGAAGTATTTGATTATACAGCAATTCATACTCACCTTAATGATAATATGAAAGTAAATAATAAAATATTTAAAGGTGAAAGTTCAATTCATAATACAGAGTCAATAACAATGGTAGATGATACTATATATTTTCAATCTCATATATGGGGTGAATATAATAAAAACAATTGGACTGAAGATAATTATGAAAATTTTAGACATATACTTTTATATTTAAAAGATAATTTTGAGTTGAATTTTAAATTATTTAATGAGTTATGAAAATACAATTTATAATTATAGGGTGGCATTATTTTCCTGATTATATAAATGATCTTATTGAGTTAAAAACCAACAATGATAATGTTAATGTGTTCTGGGTTTGTAGAAAAGAACCACCTCAAATAGTTAAAGATAACTTTGATTGGAAAATATTTGATAATGTAGGTTTAGAATGGGGTGGTTATAATCAAGGAGCAAGTTACCTAACTTTAGATGATGATGATGTTATATTTTTTACTCATGATGATATAATAATTAAGGATTGGAATTTTTTAAATATATGCTTATCAAATCTATCACAATTTAATATTATAGGTAATGGATTGAATTATGGATTTAATTTAGATCCAAACGCTATCATAACACCTAACAACACTGAGGAAATTATACCTTATGGTTCTATTAATACTTGGTTAGATGTAGCTACTACTAAAGAATTATTTGATATACCACTTCATTGTAGAACAATTAGGGGTAGTTTTATATGTACAACTTATTCTAGTTTCAAACGCATAAATGGATTTGATTATATTATTGATCCATATGATGGAAAGATGGTAGACTTACAATGGGCTAATATAATGGTTAATTTAAATGGATACAAATATACTAGGGTATTTGGTCACAATAAAATAGGATACTTATCTAATACTTATGCTGATTCAGATTTTATTTATGAGTTAGAAAGGGGAAAAATATGATTGATATAGTTTGTACTTGTTATGATGTTAATGAATTTAAAACTCAAGCTGAATTCTATAATAAATTTAAGTTTGATTACCCAGTACATTTTATAACTAACTTTGAAGATGAAAACCAAATCAAATCTATATCCCAAGAAACAGGCTTAAATATAAATTGGTTACAATACAACCCAGGTAAACATATGGGCGCTTTTGCTTTAGCTAGTTCAGCTAATGAATTATTAACCCATGATTATGTTTTACATTACCATGCTGATATGATGTTTAGAGATATAAATGATATAGATTGGATGGTTAAAGAATTTATTCAATCAAATAAAAAATTAGCTGGCATACCTAGACAATGGATGTTTGATAATAATTATAATTTAATTGATAATAAAAGTTTACCAATTCGATCTGAGTTTTTCTTTATAACTAAAGATTTATATAATAAAATATTCAATTTAGATAACTATAATGATATAGCTGATAAATGTATTAATAATGGACATCCATCATTACATTTTGAGCCTTTAATATATGCTGGTTTAGAATTAAATAAGATTGGAGTAGCAAAAGAAATTCATTATCTTGAGGGTATAAAAGAATTAAAAGATAAATATAAAGATAATTTAGTGTATTACAATACTATGTTTGAGAGAACAGGTATGTTACGTTTAAAATAAATTTTATGAATATATTAATTACAGGAGGTGCTGGGTTTGTAGGCACTAATTTAATTAAAGCTTTACTTAAACAAGGACATGATATTACTTCTGTAGACAATTACAACACAGGATTAGAATCAAACCATCAAGAAGGAGCCAAATATATCAATTATGATATTAGGTATATTGATGATTATAGTTCATGGGGTAAATTTGATGTTGTATATCATTTAGCTGCTATAGCTAGGATACAACCATCATTTAATAAACCAGAAGAATATTTTACTACTAATGCTAATGGTACTTTAAAATTAGCTAATTATTGTGTTAAAAATAATATACCAATTATATATGCTGGTAGTAGTTCTCATCATGCAGGTAAATTAACTAATCCTTATACGTTTAGTAAAGATATAGGAGAAGAAATACTTCAATTATTTGAAAATGTATATAAATTAAAATCAACAATAGCTCGTTTCTATAATGTTTATGGGCCATACCAACTAAAAGAAGGTGGTTATACAACATTAATTGGTGCTTGGGAAAAGCAAATTGAAGAAGGAAAACCATTAGTAATTTATGGAGATGGAAAAAAACGTAGAGATTTTACTCATGTTGAAGATATAGTTGAAGCATTAATATTAATTCTAGAAAAACAAAAATGGGGTTATATATTTGAACTAGGTAGAAATAAAAACCACTCAGTTAAAGAGATAGCTACTATGTTTGGGAAAGAAATTATATATGAAGATGATAAACCAGGAGAGGCGTTTGTAACATTATGTGAGGATAGATTAGCTAAAGAAATATTAAACTGGAATCCAAAACATAATATTGAAGATTATATAAAAAAATATCTAGATGGAAAACAACCAGATATATTCTAACGAATATAAATTTACAGAAACATGGTTTGACCATATGATCCCAGCATGGGAAAAGATATTCAATGATTATAAAATTCCTATCCAATCAGTTTTAGAAATAGGATGTTATGAAGGTAGAGCTACAGTTTGGTTATGTGAAAATGTTTTAAATAATAATAATATAAATCATCATTATGATGTTGTTGATACATTTGGTGGTTCATTAGATGAATCAGGAATGGAAAAGACTAAAAAATTATTAGAACAAGATAATTTTATTGAAAATAATTTTAAACATAATATTAATGTTGTAGCTAAAAAATATAATATTAATTTTTATCTTTATAAAGGTAAATCTCAAACAATATTACCTTCTTTTGAACCTATAGAAAAATATGATTTTATTTATATAGATGCTTCTCACCGTGCTGATGATACTTTTGTAGATGCTTATTACGCTCACAAAATGTTAAAAAAAGGAGGTATAATAATATTTGATGATTATGGATGGGGAGATCCTAAAAATACTCATCAAGTAAATTCTCCAAAATTAGGAGTAGATGTTTTTAATTGGATGTATAATGACAAATATCAAATTTTACTTGAAGGATATCAAGTTGGATTAATAAAAATAGAATAATGGAAAAAATAACTTTTGTATTACCTAGTAGAAATAATTTAGAATTTCTTCAATTAGCATATAAATCAATTCGTAATTTATTAACTAAACATGAAATACTTATATTAGATGATGCTAGTGAAGATGGAACTCAAGAATGGATTAAATCAATAAACGATGAAGACTTACTCACTTTTCGCAACCCAGGACCAGATCGTATTGGTATTGTCGGCATGTTCGATCGAGGTATCGAAATGGCTAGGACAGAAATTATATTTGCTTTCCATGCAGATATGGTAGCTGGGCCTAATTTAGATGTTAATATACTAAAACATTTAAAACCAGGTACAGTAGTTAGTGCTACTAGAATTGAACCACCATTACATCCACCCGGTCCAGAAAAAATAACTCAAGATTGGGGTGATGAAGTTGATCAATTTGATTTTAATGCCGCTATGAATGCTATAGGATTTTTTGAAAGACAAAATAAAGATAAAGTAACTGAAGGTATATTTGCTCCATGGTGTATGTATAAGGCAGATTATTTAGCTGTTGGAGGACATGATGAATTATTTGCTCCTCAATCAAAAGAGGATAGTGATTTATTTAATCGTTTTGTTTTAAAAGGATATAAAGTAATTCAATCATGGGATGGTTTAGTTTATCATTTCACTAGTAGAGGAAGTAGGTTTAATAAATATGCTGGAGGTGCTGCTGGTAAGAATAGTGAGGAATGGCTTTATACTACAACTAAAAATGCTAGAAATTTTATTCGCAAGTGGGGGCATTTTATTAAACATGATGCTTATATGAAACCAATTATACCTCATAAGTATGATATTGGTTTTGTAGTTGATAATTGTAATTTACAATTAATGGCTGCTTTGGAACCATGGTGTAATATTTTATACACTGATGATGAATTAGGTATTAATGAAGTTGCTTATTATGAACAAGAACAACCACACACTAAAATTGATCTTAAAAGTAAAATTAAAGTAATAAAACATACTGTACCTAATAATGATATTGTAGTTGAATTTAATGGTAAATTATTAACTCAAGAATCATTTAATATATTAACTCAACTACCAGAAATAATAGCTGAGTCAGGTGAAATAGGTACATTTGAATTAGATATATTTAAAATAACAATTAATAATTTAGAAACATACGAACATAATTTAATTCATATTTATAACAAATAGATCGTATGGCTAAAAAATCAACTAGAACAGTACCTAAAATGGTATTGTCAATTATAGGTGAAGGAACACCAGACGCTAAAGCATTATGTGATAATGAAATATTTTCTAGAGCTGTTTATGTTGAAGCAGTAGAAGGTATTAAAGATGCTATTAAGAATAGAGCTAAAACAGCCATATTATTTGAATTAGGTAAAAGTGAATACTATGTTGAATTAGACAAATCAGAATGGAAACAAGCACTTCAATCATGTATGGATATGTATATTGAAAAAGAATTATATGAAAGATGTAGTGATATAAAAATACTAATTGATAAAATAAAGTAATATGAATGATAGTTATGATGATATTAAGAAAGCAGTTGATAGTATTCTTAAAATAAATTCAACAGTTAAAAGAAAGAAGAAAGCATATATTGAGAAACAAAAAGATTTATTTACTAGTATTATAATGGCATTACATGCTACTCAAGCTAGAACTAATCTAGCTAATGCTGAAATGAAACTTGATTTTAGTACTTATGATGAGTTATTCCTACAAATAATAGACTCACTTATACTACTCCATTTTGGAAAAGAAGGATATGAAGTAATTAGTTTTTACATGTATGAAAAACTTAACCCAGATGGTTCAGTGAATGAATTATTTGATGATGAAGATAAAGTAGTTCCATCTGATACACCTGAAGACATTTGGAACATATTAATGAAATTGAAATTAGACAATGAAAAATAAAACAAAACAAAACAAAACAAAACAAAACAAAACAAAATGAAAAAAATCACACTCATAGTAGTTAGTCTACTAACAATGTTATTTAGTTGTAACATAAAAACTGAAACAGTTGAAAGCATTAAATCTGACACAGCAGTAAAAATTCACCAAGGATCTTTTGCCTTCTGTGGCGCGTCAGCAGCAATTCCAACTGGAAAAAAGATTGTTGTTCAAGGAGTAGTATATGATGAAGGATGTGCTATATGTCCTGTATTAACAGGACCATCTATTTCTAATTTAGCAATGAAAGGAGATAGTGGAACTTATGGAAGGTTTAATGTGAATGAAAATTTTCAAACACCTGATGGAACTGATAATACAGTTTGGTCTTTATTTTGGTATTATGATTCAACAACTACAGTACCACAATTTAATCCAGCATCTAAGGAGTGGGAATTATTACCACCTGTAAATCGTTCATTTATTATAAACTTTGACTCTCCAACCACAAGTGAAAGTAATATGTTTGCAATGCCTGGTATTATCTTTGATACAACATCTACTGGTATTGTATTAGCAAAAGTATATGGGCCACTTAATGAAGCAGCAGTTCCATTACGTTTCGCTGCTCCAGTTAAGGAAGGAATGACATCTGTAACTGCGGCTAAAGAAGGATTTCCGTACCCTGTAGGAACACCAATTCCAGTTAGTGAATTAAGTAAGGAACTTCAAAAAGAAGAAAAAAAATAAATGCTACCAAAACCATTATCTAAAGCTGATATAGAAAGATCAATGGCTATGACTAAATCAAATCGAGCCGGTGCTAGATATCTGCATGTTAGTTATATTCATTATAAGAAATGGGCTAAGAATTATAAAACAGATGATAATGATCCTAACTCACTTACCTTATTTGACGCCCATAAAAATCAATCAGGTAAAGGTATAGCTAAATTTCTAACTAATAAAGGTAAAGAACCAGCATTAAAAGATATTATTGAAGGTAGAGTACCTATTGATTCATATACGCCTGAGAAATTAAAAAATAGATTAATACAAGAAAGTTATTTACAAGAATGTTGTGCCAAATGTCAATTCGCTGAGCGTAGGGTCGTTGATTATAAAGTACCTTTAGTACTTAATTTTAAGGACGGAAATAAGAAAAATTGGACATTGGATAATTTAGAGTTGTTATGTTACAATCATTATTTCTTATATGTTGGAAATATATTCACTGATAAACAAGTACAACATTTAGAAGATTATAACCCATCAACATTTGAATCTAAAGTTGATTGGGAAATGGATGCCTATTATAAAGAACATTTACAACAATTAGGAGTAATTGAACATGATGATGATTTAGGTAGTGAATTTATCTCTAAAATATGACCTAAATTAAGTCAGTATATTTAGTTATAAATAAAAATTAAGGTTATGTTATGGACAGTTAAAAAAATGTTCACGAATGGAACAGTCATAAATGAAATAGTTAGTTCAACAGAACCACTTGTTGTTTATCCTAAACGAGACGGAATCATGTCTAGTTATGCTAGTAGATTCAAATATGAAATTGAACATCATTTGCCTCCAACCATTTATAAATCAGATAAAGACAATAAAACATATCTAGTTCCAATGTGGATGGAAGTTCATCCCGATACAACATTTGATGATGTAGTTTGGATTAGACCAAAACAGAAAAAAATAATTGAACATATTGAAGGTTCAGTTGGTAAGTATAAAACAACATATGATCCAAATAAAAACACTTATAAATGTACATGTATGGGATTTTGGAGAAGTAAAGGTAATTGTAAACATGTTAAGGCATTAAGAGAGAAAAATTTGGTTACTAAAGTTAAGTAAACTATATTTAATATATGGCTAGAGTAAACAATAAACAAGGTCAATATCATATAGGAGCAGGACAACACCTTACTATTAAATCATCTTATATTGTTCAAATGAAAGATAATTTAATGTTGTTTACTGGGAATACAACTGATCCAGTGATAGAAGTATCTATTGATATTAAAGCTGATTTTGAAAAAATACCTGTTGAATGGCATCAAACATTAATACAAATGATGATGGTTAGGTATGGAGGTGTTATTAGATGTGATGACAATACAAAACCATTTACTGTGCCGTTTAAAACAAAACGTAAATGGTATAACTTTTTAAAAATTTTTAGATAATATGTTAACAATTAAGTATTTTACAGCAACATGGTGTGGTCCATGTAAGATGTTTGGCCCAACATTTGACTCAGTGATGAATGAGACTGGAGTTAATTTTAATAAAATAGATGTAGACACTAATAAAGAATTAACTGCTAAATATATGGTATCAAGTGTTCCAACTATTATATTTGAAGTAGGTGAAAATGTTGTATATCGTCAATCTGGAGTAATGAGTCGTGGTCAATTGATTAGTACTATTCAGAAATTTAGCTAGTTTGACCTCGGTTTATACGTTAAATTTATTGTATAATAAAAATTAAAAATTATGAGTAACGTATTCACAGAATTGACCATGGAGCAGGTCAAACAAGCAGCTCCGAGTATTTTTCAGACAAAACAGAAAGCTAACCTAAGTGAACATTACGTTCATATTCCGACCGACAGAGTAATAAATGATATGATGTCGTTGGGTTGGAAACCGTGCCAAGCGGTTGAGATTAAAGCTCGTAAAAAATCTACTAAAGGTTATCAACGACACATGATTAAGTTTTTTAATCCGGACATTGTAATTGAAGGTGTTAATGGAGATGATGTATTTCCACAAATATTATTAACAAATAGTCATGATGGATTAAGCTCATTTAAGTTTCAAATTGGGTTATTTAGATTAGTATGTTCAAATGGATTGGTAGTTATGGACACTAGTTATGGTGATTTTAAATTACGCCATATGGGATATACATTTGCTGAATTAACTGAAAAGATTAATGAAGCAGTTGGATCGTTTCCAGGACTAGTTGAAAAAATTAACAAATTTCAAAATATTGAATTAAGTGATAAACAAGTAACTAAATTTGCTGAAAAAGCATCTAAAGTTAGGTTTGGTGAAGGTGTTAAAGTTGATTTGAATGAATTACTAGTAGCTGAACGTAAAGCTGATGAGGGTAATAATTTATGGGTTGTGTTTAATAGAGTGCAAGAAAAATTAATCAGCGGCGGCTGTAGTTATATGAATGGAGCTAAGACGCGTAAAGCTAGAGCGGTTAAGAATTTTAGCCAGGATTTGAAGATTAATGAGGCGTTATGGGAATTGGCTGAGGAGTTTGTTAAATAAACACTCCGCTTCATCTGGTATATTTATATCAAATACTAACTATGGTGTTTAAATTTGATTCAATTGAGGAGTTTAAGAAACAAATAGAAAGTAAAGATATAAGTATATCAGTTGAGGTATATAATCAAATCAAAAAAGCGTTTAATGATAAACGCAAGCGTAGACAGGTAAAAGCATTTACGCTTCATATAAAAAAAGAAATGGTTGAGTTTATACTTAATCGTGATCAGTGGGTTGTGTCTCTTAATACTTGTTTAAATGTGTTTTCAGAAAATGATATGTTCGAAGAATGTATTGAAATTCAAAAAATGTTAAAAGAATTAAACAATGAACACGGTAGACATAAACAGGAAGAACGCAGTTAAGATTTTTGAATGGTGTAAAAAAACATTTGGTGCTAGCACTATAAATGGTACTTACCCTAAATTGATATTTCATAAGAAAGGTGAATGGGCAGGGTATTATGATGTTTATAAAAATGAAATTCATGTCTATAAGGGTAAACATAGAACATTTATGGGATTTATAGGTACTGTTATTCATGAATATACTCATTACCATCAGAGTATAAAACGAAAATATAATAAGTTACAAGAAATGTATAGTTATAAAAACCATCCGATGGAACGTGAGGCTAATAGGATGGAGAGAAAATATAAATGGATGTGTTATTATGAGGTATTTAGTCCTCATGATGTATTTAAAGACGATATTTAACTTTGTGTTCATACTTTTAATTTTTATTTCGCCCCGGCTATTCTTAGTCAGGGGCTCTTTTTTTATATTTATTGTAGACATTTATTCTTAATTAAATAACCCTTTATGTGTGACCGATGCAAAAAAATCCATTTGAAAAACTCGCAGACAAACTTCTCAATCGAGATAAAAAGGGACAAGATCTCAAAAAATATAATATCAATCTAAATGGTATATTAGGTGATGATATTGATTATGATGAACTTCAATATAATGAGCATCGTAAATTAATAGGCATAGCTAAAACTTGTTTAAGTAGTCAATTACATTTCTGGATAGCTAAAAGTGGTGATTTTAAATCTCGAATAGACGATTTACAACGTGATATTAAACAAGCTGCTAACATATGTGAACGTATTACAAAAAAGTTACATACGTCTGATGATATTACAAAACTCCGTAATATATTAACTAAACACGGCTGTATTTGATTGACCGTGACTCATATGCTATATTTAATTATAAATAAAAATTAAGTATATGACGTTAAAAGAGTTAATGGATCTAGAATTTAAACTAACCAAGGTTTATATGGAGAATAAAACCGTTGACAATTGGAATAAATTAGTTGAAATTAGAGAATTAGGTCAAGTAATGGAGATGGAGCGTGAATATGAAATGGAGATGATAGGTAGAGAAGCAATTAATACCCAATGGGATTTTTAATTGACCGGGATTAATTCACTATATTTAATTATAAATAAAAATTAAGGTTATGAGATTACATTTAGACACAATTAAGAAAATTGAAACTGAGTTTGGAGGATTTGATATATCACAAGTTATAGGTGGTGATAATGATGTGTATTTAAGATTTGGTTATTGGCAATCAGTTAGTAAAGGTAAATTACAAGAAATTGTAGGACATGGTATTAAAGTAGTAGAAGATAGCATCTATGATGATGATTGTGGTGAATTATATAGTTACAAACTTAAAAATCCATTTTAATATGTTTACTAAAAACAATTTTCCACAATACGATGGTTTGTATTATGTAGGTAATATAGTTGATGTAGATGGGGATGGATGGGTTAATGAAGAGCAATTAGAATTGATTATTGAGGAGTTAAATAATGGTGTTGATGATGGACCTATAATCATATTCAGACCTGAGTTAGCTTATGTATCATTTACAAGTAATCAAGACGATAAAATAAATTTTATACATTTAAATTAAAGTTATGAACACCAAACAGTTTTTGTACGACACACTTAAATCTCAACTTGATATTAAAAAAAGTGAATGTGATAAATATGATAATGAAATTTACCAACCAGCACTAAATGAATTAACTACTAAAGTTAATAGGTGGTTTGTTGATAATATAAAAGGAACATATGTGTCATTTGATTTTAAAGGTAGTGATATTGAAATTAGAACAAGTGACATTGATAGATATGATTACACAATTACATTACAATATCAATCTAATTTTAGAAGATCCAATAATACTCCTGAATTAGCTGTTATTTATCGATCTAATAACATGTATGGAAGTAATAGTAATGAGGTTTTAAATCATTTAAATGTGTTAAATGGTATTGCTAATAAGTACTCAATCATTGGTGATTTAATAGCAAATGATTGGTCAAAAAATTATAATGAGTTACAAACCAATAGAATTAAATCTCAAGAAGATTATAATACATTAGATAAAGCCTTAAATACTTTAAAGTATGAAATACAAGGTGATAAAATAGCATCAATGTTAGAGATTGGTTTTGGAATAACTTCACTTAAAAAATCATTACATTGTAATTATGAAAATGAATTGGTTGAAAGAAATAAAAGTATAGAATTACAATATGGTCGTTCAAAATACGATACTACTTATGCTCATGGTTTTAAAGTGTTAAGTAAAAAAGGTAATAAATATAAAATAGTTGTATATTTTGAAGATGGAAGACAAAGAGAATATGATGTGTTAGAGAAAAAATTTAAAGACTTTGTTGATAAAGTTTATTCTTGGGAATATGAACAAGCTGATAGACATAATGAAAATGAAACAAAACGTTATAAATCAAGATTAAAAACAGCTTAAGTGACCTAAATAAAGATTATAAATTAAAATAAAATAAAAAGTTATGTCAAACAAAAAATTTATTATTGAGAAAGAAACTGAATGGAAAGATGGTGAGATTAAAAATTGGTACTATATTAAACTAATTGAGGGTACTCGCCAAACACTTATTCATTTAACAAGTGATGAAGATGAAGCTAATAAGTTATTTGAATCAGCTGTCACTAGTTACACTAAATCATCTAAAACAATAATTAGAGAACATGAGATCGAAGAGAGTAAATGATGAACAATTGTTCAAAATGCTCATTGATGAAATGTTTATAATTGCTGGTCACACTGATATTCAATATGAGGACATTGTTGATAGAAAAGATAATTGGTTTCAAGAATATACAATGACTGTTGAACAAAATGAACAGTGGAAAGAATCAGCAATTAAAATAATAATGAGAGAAAAACGTTGGCCTAAATATAGAGCCAAACGTGAAATGGATTGGGTTAGTCTTTGTTATGGACTTAAATTAATAAACTATTAAATTATGGCACGTTTTACATATCATACAGTAGGTTATGGTGTATTTAGTTTACTAGGTGAACGATACAGGATGGGCAGAATAGAAATATTTGATAATCAAAATGAAAGTGGTTATGCTGTTTCAGAAGGAGAGTATTGTATGCCGTTTGAAGCAGCTCATAAGTTTGAAGAGTTTATAGAAGCACTAACAACAGATCTACCAATACAAATCGGTATTGGTTCAGTTAAGTGGTGTATTAAGGAATGTGCTAATGAGTTAGGTATCGATCCTGAACTAATGCATGATGATGAGACTAAAAAAGCATATTGGAGAGAGAAAAATAATCAATGGGCTGTAGAACAAGGTTACAAAGATTGGGATGATTTAGTAGCCCATTCCGTATTTGCACCTAAAAATAAAGACAATAATAATTAAATTAAATAATAGTCAGGTGGGCGTAATGAGGAACGGTTCCGAGTCCAGTAATGGTTGCTTATCCGGTTCGAGTCCGGCCCTGACTACAAAAAATAAACTATGGAACTAAAAGATGTATTGTATAAAGATTTAAGTGAATTTATGCCAAAGAATATTAAAATGGTTGATAATAGTAATAATGATATACTACAACATATACTCACAATAAAAACAAGAGGTAATTTTTTATGGAGATTATGGTTTTTATTTTCTGCACCTATTATTTGGTTATATAAAGGGACAATAAAAATTAAATAGCTATGGAACAACAAACAGCAGTAGAATACTTATTTGAGCAACTACCTATAAGAATGCAAAACTATCTACAAAAGGAGATAGAAGTAGCTAAAGAAATGGAAAAGGCTCAACGTATTAAGGATTATAATGCGGGTTATGACGATGCGCAATGTAATCATATTAACGATGCAGAAAATTATATCAATGAATCCGATTATATAAACTCGGTGATTGAAAGTGAACCATTAACTGATATTGATCGTAAAGCTATTAGTGATTATATTAATAATGAAATAAAAAATAAGTAATGACAGTTAAAGAATTAATAGAAAAACTACAACAACTCGATCCTGAACTGCATGTGTTTGTAGATGGATATGAGGGTGGATATGATGATGTAGCTATAAGTGAAGTTAAATTTATAGCATTAAATGTTCATAGTGATTGGTATTATGGTAAACATGACAATGCAGATGATGATAGATTTATTGACGCAACAGTTGTAAAAGGAGTTATATTATGATTACACACACCGGTAAGGGCAGGCCTAAAGAAATGCAGCTCGAAGACATGCCACGCAAATTCCTACGTATATACGAAGATGATGATACAACTGAGACATGGAAGTATGATTTAAATAAGTTTGAACGTGGTCCAATTGAAGTAGACATTAAGTGGAAAAATGGCTTAGACAAGCCTAAGAATTGGAATAAAATGCAAAAGGAAGCTAAAAACGAACGCAGAAGCGATCGACAAATGAAAAAAATAAATGAAAAAGCAAACAACAAAAAAGGAAAGACCAAAACCAACACCACGATTAAAGATAGAAATTAATCAGGGACATTATATTGAATTGTTGGATAGAACTCATGTAGCGTGTATGATGATTGATACACATTTAGTAAATCATCCTTTGGCTACTGTAGATCAAGATATTAAATTAATGTTAGAAAAAGCGTTAGAAAAATTATATGAGGCATATCAATTAATAGGAACTAAATCATTATAACAATGTATAATAAAAGGAATAGATTAAATAAATTAGAAGACATTGGGTTCTTTGTAGCGTTAATGTTTGCATCAATTGTAATTGGGTTTGAAATAATAAGGTTAATATCTAAATTTCTTATGTAATGATAGGAGCAAGATATGGATGGTATAAAAATATAATAACAAGACATAAATCAAAATATAGTGAGTATGAACAAGACATGGCTACGATTGTTGGATTGGAATTAGAAATGACACTAGCAATATCAGGTGGACATAAAGCATCGGATAGTGATAAATTTAAACAACATAGAGAAACATTAAAGCAATTGAGGGAAAAACATAATTTAAAACGACGCGCACAATGAGGTTTAAAGCATGCTATACATGTAATATTAAGTGGCCATTGTTTATGTTTAAAACAGACAGACGTAAATTTCAACTTAAAATAGCATTAGGTAAAGTTAGAAACTGTAAAATATGTTCACATAAGGAATCGAGGCATGAGGTAGTTAGGTATAACTTTAATATAAACAAGTTTGAGATAGTTAAACTAACTTGGAAACAACGATTAAAAGAATTAATAAAATAAACCAATAATGAAAAACAAAATCATCGCATTAATAATCATATTAACAATTAGCAGTTGCTCGTTGTTTAATAAATCATATACAACGTATAGCGGATGTCCGGTTAACACACCACGTTATTTCTTTAAGAAAAATGGGACGAGAATGACTTGGCAATATAAACAACAATCAATAACACATGGTTATAGAGCATTAAATAGATATAAACGTAGAGTAAATAGATAAAATATGACACCACAAGAGAAAGCAAAAGGATTGGTTGATAGTATCTACTTAATAATATCAAACAACGGACAGTACACAGGGGAACACTCCATTCCATTCAAGTTTGAAGAAGCAAAGAAGTGTTCATTAATAGCAGTGGATGAGATTTCAGAACATTGTTATCAAGTGATGAAACCATTTTGGTTAGAAGTAAAACAAGAAATAGAAAAACTATGACAACAGAACAAATTAGAGCATTAGCTGAAAAAAGTTGGGAAGGATGTCATGGTTGTGATAATAGTGATAGAAACTTTTGGATTAATGGATTTATGATTGGCTATTTAAATGCTAGGATGGATAGGCTTGATAAAGACATACAAACGTCTAGAGATAAAATAACAACAATATTAATAAATGGGGATAATAGTAGCGTGCCTAATAATTAATAGTTTGTTTCTATCGTTTATAATTACTCAAGTGTATCATGATAACGATATGACAGACTGGCCTATACCTAAATAATAAACTATAAAACAACAAACTATAAAACAAATCCAGGAACATGAGCAACACATTAATTAAGTTAACGGACGCGGCTAACAATACGGTGTACGTCAATACAGAATATATCGAGGCAATATACGTGCCGGATAAAAATAAAAACGCTACGTGTATCAAAATGGCTATGGGCGGATATGAGTATACGGTGATAAAGACGATGGACGAGGTAATAGGAGCCATAAATAAAACCACGAGAGCATCGCTTAAATTGGCTAGTATAAAGGGTGACACACAGTTATAGTAGGTGACAGACGGGTGGGTTAAACGTTGGTATGTGGCGTATAGGGTATGTTAGGTGCGTA